TATCCATAAAATACTAGTAATTTTAATTTATTTAGTTTATTATTAATTTGTACGCAACTGTTGCGCAAAAGACTTCCACATATCTGTAGTGCTAGTGTTGTCCGTTTTCTTTGTTCTCCTACTTACACCAGTCTTATTCAGACTACTCTTAAACTTATTGATAGCAGTATTAGAACCTTCATTCTTAGCTGCTTTCAGTAAAGTATCACCTTTCATAGTGAAGTAAGCGGATTCAAGCAAATTCTTTACGCTCTTAGACCAGTCTTTCTAATACTGTGTCTTACCCTCGGCGTCAGGCTTAAAGATATATTCTAACAATGCTTTCTTGTCTTTTTCTGGTATCTTAATACCACGAATATCATCCATGCCTTTTATTTCGTTGACAACGCTATTAAAGTATTCCTGTTGACGCTTTGCAGCAGCCTTAGCTTGGTTTTCTTGGTCTTTCAATAGCTGTTGTTTCTTTTGCTCTTTGATCTCTTTGAGGGCTTCTAAAGCATCTTCAGCCTCATCTTCAAGCAAACCAGCATCTTCATATTTGGACAATTTCTTTTCAATCTGTTTAGCATTAAATCCTTTTTCTTTCAAGAATTCTTTTACTACAAGTTTCTGATTTACTTCATCATCCTCAATACTAATCTCTTCAAGATCAAGCTCTCCATCAATCTCAAAGTAATCTCTCAGATTACCACCATTCTTAACAAAGTTGTCCAATGCTTCTACTTCCTCACTGGCATACTGAGGTACTGAGTTCTCTTCGATTACGGATTGAAAATAGTCAACAAGCTCTTCAGGAGTAGAAGGGATTTCATCTTCCTCATCAATGTCCCATCCCATTTTTTCTGCCATTACTCCGAAGAATGCGCTCACTGCATTAGTGTCATCATCAGTTTCTTCAGTTTCTGTACTTCCCTCGTCTTCTCCAGTTGAATTATCATCTTTTTCAACTTCTTTATCCTTCCCGGTCTTCTTTTTAGCAGGCGTGTCCTCCTTTTCATCCTCTTTAGTCGAATTATCATCTTCTTTGTCTTTTTTAGGATTACGTAATGCTTCAAGTTCCTCGTCAGTCAATTCTTCTCCAGCAGCATCTATATCCGGATTAATAACTTCTTCTTCCTGTTCAGTCTGCTGTGTTTCTTTTTTTGGTACATTAGCTCCTGGCAGGAAGTCTTCAAATACTTCAAAACCGTTTAATGTAATTTCTTCCATAATTATATATAATTAGATTTATTTTTTCTTTCTTCCTTTATGTTTCCACTTCTTAGCATTCTAAGCAAAGATAGCTCTCTTTCTAGTTAGTGGATTCTTACTATGTGTAAGTTCTTCAGTACTTTTACCAGTACGTTTCTTTAAGGCATTAAACTTACCTCTATTTTCTTTCTTGATATGTATCCCTCCGTCTTTATACTTCGGAATCGGATATTCCGGCATTATCAGTGCCATGTCTATTAGATCACTCATATGCAATTACTTTTCTTGATTATTATTGTATACAGCAGCAGCTCCAATGCTTAGTAGAGGTATAGAATTAAACCACTTAGTGTATTTGTTAAAACTCTTAAACTATCTACTTGCTCTAGCAACACCTCTCATTGAATCAAGTTTGTCAGCTTCCTGTATTGCTTTCTTCAGTAGTTTCTCGTCCACAGTCTCTTCTCTAGTACTGATATAATTGTTCTAAAACATATATTCTCTAAGCTAATTCATATGAGCCTTTTGTTCTGTTGGCAAAGAATAATAGTCATCTCTACTATCTATCTTTCTACCACTAATGTCTTTCTTCATCTAATAGAACATATTGCTATCTCCGTGAGGATCAGGTCTATCAAGATTTCTCTTAAAGTCAGCGTAATGACTTAGTTCGTGTTCTGTAACAGGAGCACTTATATCTGCGATATCTGGATCTAATTTATAACTATAAGTACCATTACTATTACGTTGCATACGAGCTCTACTATTACCGCTATTAAGTCTTTCAACATTTGGTAACTCTAAAGGATTTTCATTATATAGATTAATTATATCCGCATAAGCCTATATATAGTCATCACCAAACTGTGTTTTAACTTGTTTAGCTCTTTCTATATACGATGGATCATCCATTAATCTTTCTACTACATTATAGGTTTGATTTTTAGCTTGTGTAAGTTTAGAGTTAACTGCAGCATCATATGCTAAAGCTTCATCTATTCTATCCTGTACATAGTTTCTATTAACAGATGTATTATAGTCGTGACTAACAGCTTTATATTTCTATTTAGGAGTTATTCCTTTATATTTACTTCTAAACTGTTTAACAGTCATTGGCATAAAAGGAATCAAACCCATTGCAGCTAATCCAGCACCTTCCCAGTCTTTATTCTTTAAAGCCTTATAAGTATCATACGCAGATATAGCATCACCTACAGGTGTTGCATTTGCAGCATCTTCAATATCTCCTACTGGCTTTAATCCTCTGACGAATGGTTTCCCAGTGAATCTATCAATCTCATCACTACTATTGTCATAATAATCAGCCAACTGATCTTCAGTATACTTACGTCCATATCTATCTTTATATAATTTACCTTTATATGGTTGAGGCTCTTCAGGAATTATAGGTTTGTTGTTAGGTGGTATCTCTCCTCCTTCAGCATACTTTTTAAAGTCAAGGTAAGTCTTACCGGGGTTCTACTCCCGGTACTACTTCAACTATTGCATTCTCTATTTAAATGCTTGTCTGTCCATATTATAATGTAAAAAATAAAGCTAGAAGCTAATCCAATTTATTAGCGTCTTCATAACCTTTTAATAGGATAGTTTTACCATTAGGATCTGTTTCTGTTGCTAGCCATTTGTCTTTGACACATGCCCAATAGCGAACTTCACCAATAGGTTTCTTATTCTCGTCTAAGCCCTATGTGGACCAGATGTAACAATTATAATCGCTATTAAAATCTTCAGGATATTTCTCTCGAAGATTCTCTAATACTACATCTCTTTCTTCTGCTTTCCTCATAACCTTATTTCTTTACAGGTTTCTTTCCGCCTTTCTTGCATCCCACAATTAATCCTCCTTATAACTTTTAATTTTACAGTACTTCAACCAAGAATAATGTTTCCTAGTCTCAGGATAAGTGTAGTTATCATCATTATTGTGAGCTTCCTCTTCAAAGCTAACATCGTGATATACTACATCTTGCTTGTCAAAGAATCTAAGTAGTCTAATAATACAGTACTCTATTCCATACCATAAGTAAAATGGTAGCCACAACATCTCTTGCATCTACTTCAAATGAATCTTCTCGTGATTATATTCCTTAGCATTTATTTTAGATGCATCTCTAGTAAATATTAAACCAAATAGATTTATATATTTATAACCCTTAAAAGGTATCCATTTATTCTGTATTACTCTCATATTATTTCTCTCCTGCTACTTTATTCTTCAATGCTGTTCTAGCTTTGATTCTTTCTCTTTCAAGAGCTGCGTCATCTTTTTGTTTTTGGATATCTTTTTGAGCTTGCAATTTCTGTTTTTCAAGTTCAATCTTCTTATCCTCTATCTCCTTCTTCAATTGTTGTTCACGCATTTTAGCATTGAACTCAAACTGTTTAGAAGCTTCCTCTGATGCTTGTTTTCTCTCTTCAAGCGCTTGTGCTGCTATTTCCATAGTATCTGGAATACCATTATCATTCTGATCTTGATCTTCCAAACCTCTATAAGCATTAAGTTGAGCTACTGTAATCTTAGTTGCATTATTCTGATCAATCTCATATTTCTTAAGATCCATCTCCGCTTCTTTGATCATTAACTCTTCTTCCTTAACCTCATTCTGCATTTGTAACATCTACTGTTCACGTTCAGCTTGGGCTTGTTCCATAGCTTGCTGTTGTTCCATACGTTTCTGTTCAATTTCCTCTAATCTATTTTTGATCATAGTAACATTGTCCAGAGTAATGATTTCAGCAATATCTAATAGACTAGCACCATTCTGCATAGCAGGTTGCATAAGGTTCTTAAGTGCTTCTATCTGTTGTTGATTCTTAGTAGTATCTTCTACAAATATATCAAAATCTTCATAGAACATATCATCATTAAGAGTCATAAATGCTCTAGTAGCATCATCAAATACATACTGTAAACTAGTTTTGCTATCCTTCCAAGCATATTTAGCTGTATTTAATAGCATGATCAAACACTCTCTCTTTACTTGGTTATGAACCCAAAACCATGGCTCTGTAATATGAGCTGATTGTACTACAGATCTTTCTACATTACCTACTAATTCATTAGATGAAATAGAACCTTCACGCTGTTTAGATACACCAGTTATCTCTGACAACATAGCTTCTATCTTATCCATCAGTGCTATATACTGATCAATAGTATTAGCCATAGTAAGATCTAACGCTGTAATCTGATTGAACTATGACGGTTTACCTCCTTCTCTACCAGGTATATCCCAACCTTCTTCATATGGGTTAATAAAGTTAACTCCAAGTGCAGACAAGTAATGCATCCACTTAGCTACATCTATATTCATAGACTTAGGAATCTAAGTAATATCCATATTTACTACTTTACCCTTATCTCTTGACATAGCGAGTTCTAGACGATACCAAAGTACAATATACATGTACTGTAATGGTTTCATCATACTTACTAATGATCTAGGTCTACTATTGGTATTATTGTATATTACTCCAGTATATGGCAATCTTTGTGCATTAGGATTATCAGCAGATACATGTTGGTACTCAATAGGACCCATACCAAAGTAAAGGTCATCTCCAGCTCTATATCCTTCCCATGTCTCAATGATCCATTTCCATTCTACACTTATTTCAGTACCTGTCTCATTGTATGATTCATCTACGATATATTCTACTGGTTCTCCTGTTTCAGGGTCTGCAATAGTAACAAAGGCTATCTTTCTAAATGACTACCAACAACAATGCCATACACTAATTGCATTAGTACTATCAAACGGATTAGATGTAAACCCATTAATACTATGAGTCTTTATATGTGGGTAGTCTAACGATGTCTTTCTTACTTCAGGATTGAACCCTCCTTTAGACGTATCATCCATCATGTCTAGGAGCTAATTTAGCTGCTTTTCAGACAGTTTATCATAATACCTGTCATATATATCAGTAGCAGATAATTTCATCTCATATACGCACCATTGAGCGTCGTGGATATACTCTAAGTCTGAAGTATCTGTATCGTAATCAAAGTAAATAGGATTAATGCGCTCTAGGCAGGGATTACCATTCTGTATACCTACGTAATAGATCTCCTCCCCGCCTATTAGTGCATCCTTCCAGCCTTTATAGAACTCATGTGTAATATTAAGTTTATTCTTTAAATAATTCAAACTATGGTATGCAGTTATCTCTGCTATATCCTTATAGTCTTTACTCATGTATTTCTGTATCTATTCAGGAGGCATAATCTCACCAGACTGCAATGCTTGCTGATATCTAGCTTGTTCTTCTGGACCTAACTTACTCATAATAGTAGCTTGTATGTACTGAATAAGGAGTTCTTTAGCCTTATCCTACATTTCACTAGTAGCTATCTCACTAGTACGTACTACTTTGAAGTTAAATGGTCTTTTTGTTTCTTCTCCTAATAGTAGGTCAATCTTAGGCTTAACTATATTATAGTCCTATGCCATTGCAGGAAATCCATCCTATTGCTTAAATGGATTAGTAACATACTTTAGATCTTTCTCATTGTATATACTATTATAAAGATCATAGTATGTCTACATTTCCTCTTTGCGAGTTCTGTTATTGCCATTTCTAGAACCTCCCATACTTCTACCTATAATATAGTCTACACAAGATTCTTTCCAGTCTTGTGTCTTCTTAGAAGATGGTAATTTCTATATTGGAAACTGATTGATATTTCTCATAATTAAAACATATATGCTTTTAGATTATCAATGGATTCATCGTCATGAAACCATTCTTGAGTGAAGATAGGACCTTCAAATAGTATCCTATTCTTGTTCTCTTTTTTCTTCTCTTTAACCTTTACATTATAGAGCTGTTCTCTATAAATCATTACTTGCATCAACGCCATGACCCTATCGAAGTTTCCAGTGTCATTATAGCTTATAAGTTCTTCTAATAGCGGCTCTGATAGTATGTTATGTAGGTTCTTCTTGCCAGGTGCTTGTTCTTCGTTTAGCCAATCTTTGATTAGGCCTTCACCCCATTGTTTGATCTACTTATTCATATGACAACCTTTCTTTCTCTATACTTTAGTATTACCTACTATATCAGAGATAATATCAGGTTGATCTGCTAATAAATAATCACAATGCTTAGCAGTAAAGTAAGGAAATAAGCCTTTACGCTCATTCTCATACATTATCCTACCATTATAGTATACTGCTAGCTTACGTAGATTTTCATAGTATTCTTCAGCTGTTGATGGACGTCCAGTATATTCAGCAACAATTATATCATAATAGTTCTCAAAGTCCTAGAATCGCTTATATACAAATGTAGATCCTAATGAGTTAGTACCAGACTAATCATGGTCATATGGGTCGACTCCTAGTATGTATAATCCTATAGGAGCGTCTTTCATTGGGTGTTCCCATATTACTATTGAACCTGTAGGATCATCGTCTTTTTTCAAAGGATAATACGTAATATCACCGTGTTTCTTAATAACCCATTTAAGTGATCCATCTGCTTCCCATACTAGATCACCTACTTGTTTCATATTACTAAGGCTCTTATTGATACGTATTTTGGCTAATTGCTCTTGTAATTCCTTTTTAGGGAATATGTTACCACCAAACTCCAAACACGCTTCCTAGGGCGTTATACAGTGTTCTGCAACGTATCTATCTACTGCTACAGAGTTAGTAGCATTTTCTATTACTTTTCTACGCTCAGCTAATATATACTCTACTGACTTTCTACGTAATGTATTTCCATCATTGTCCATGTATATTCTGTTACCGGCATCATCACGGAAGTCCATGTTGGTATACTGAGGTATAAAGAATCCACACTTTTTATCTGATGGAGTTTCATCCCATATGTTATCAAATCCTATACAGTTATAACCATCTGGATTATAGAACATATCTTTAAGAGTCTCAAAATGGCTATCTTTGTCACCACCTGTACCGAATGCAATCATAGTACCGAATGCCATACCATCTTGTTCTACAGACGGTCTAGCAATCTGCCATGCGGCACTTAGTTCTGAGAATGAACCAGCTTCTTCAAAGATAATTAATTTACCAGCTTTACCACGAACTACGTCAGGATTATCTTTTAGAGTAACACCAATTATTTCTGACTTAAAACCTAATTCTATCTCATTACCATACTCATCTTTAGTAAAGAACCCAGCACGTTTACGCATCTAAGTATTAACAGATCTTTTCTTACCCCAAGCTGTATTCTTATCTATAAAGTCCATATAGTCCCATGCTTTAGTAAGAATACCGTCTTCTGTTAAGTACTGTTTATTACTAGCATATATGTATGTCTTACTACCAGCAAATAAGTAATAGTTACGACAAGCCATGGCTGCATTCTTATAAGAATAACCTTTACGTCTACTCTTCAATGCACATAAATGTTTGCCTTCTCCTTCAGCATCTTCTACCGCTTGAAAGAAGTAATAGTCGTAATCGTAGAAGTCTGGAAACTATAGATCACGTGTCTTTTTTACCTTAGTAGATCCATCTGGATTGTTTATAGTAGTATAGATAATTCTTTGAATAGGACAGAAGTTTAAATAAAAATAGTTATACCCACTGATGAAATCTCCATCATCAGCTGTATAACCATATTTACATCTATCCATCTATTCGTCCCAGTATTTAAAGTACTCTGATGTACCTTCTGGGTACTAACAATAAGAGCCGACTTCGAGAAATCTCAGAGCCGGCTGTCTAAACTTATTGCTGTTTTTTATCTATTTATTGAAGTCTACCATTTATTTAGTTCCATTTTGTTGTATCTTTGGTTAGTGCTCCTCTTTCATTAAATATTTCTTCTAATATCTTATTAAGCATCTCTAATGTAAGTTTATTATAATGCTTTACTTCAGCATAATCTATTTGAGTCACCCCAGTAAAAAGTCCCTATCCTATTTTAACTTTTTCCATATTATCCAAAATTGGTAGCCCTACTACGACTCGAACGCAGACTAAGAGGGTTAGAGCCTCCTGTGCTAACCATTACACCATAGGGCAATATTAAGCGGGAGAGGAAAGATTCGAACTTTCAAACCCAAGAGCTTTGTTAACGACGACTTTAGGGCGCTTCCGTCAATCTACTGCCGTATACCATTCCGCCACTCTCCCGTGCCGGGGAATATTTGTTGTCCGTCCCCGTCGGACCTTTTGGTTTAGAACCAAGATTTAATTCTTTGCCACAATGAAGGCTTTTTCGCCTTCATTATAGCTTCGTGTGCTTCATTAATTTCTTCCCAAAATTTTTCTGCACCTTGTGTTGCATCAATCGAAATAATCATTCTTTTCATATTTAGTCTAAATTTATAACACTTATAACGTGTTGTTTATTTTATGTTGTTCTTTACTGTATTATCCTGCCAACTCATAAGGATTAACCTTGGCGTCTCCTTTTACTTTACCCATAGTTAATTCCTCAGCTTGAACCATAGATTTTAATGCTTCTATACTTTTAATAGTATTTGCTGTAGAACCCATTCCAGCTAGTAGATCTTTGATCTTCTTCTCATCCAAACAATCATCTAATGACTCTTCATACCACTTAGTAACTGAGTCTAATTTGTTCATTTGAGCGTCTAGCATCTTTAGTATTCTAGTATTCTGCCAATCTATATACTCCTGTTCAGCTACCTTTTCTTCCTCAGTAAGTTCATAGTTTGGATCTTCAAATACTTGTTCTTTGAGCCTTATTTCTCTAGTATGAGCATCCATACTCTTCTTATATGGGCTACTCCAATTATGCATAAGTACTATATAAGTAATAACAAGCTCTTGATGAACTTTGTCTTCCGAAGTATCATGTTCGTATAGTCTTTTGAATGCTGGTATGAAATACAGATCTGGGTGTATTACAACCTTACCTCCTACTATATCAACGAGATTCATTTGACTTATACTTATTTAATTCAAATTCGTACCATTCTCCTAAGTCGTGTATGGCTGCCGGATCTGATATTACAATGGCTTTTACAACATTCTTACCATTATTCCAGCATACACAAACAAGAGCGAATTCTTCTTTTTTAATGTCTATTACTTCATCTGAAGTAATTACTTGCCCGTCTGTTTCAGCTTTGTATATATGGCAATCAATGTTAGCCAACATTGGAGTAATAGCATTTAGATCAGTGTTAAAACTAATAGCTTCTCCATATCTATTTACTAGTATCTTTTCCATTATGCTGCTTCTTCAGGTTCACAATCGCAACAACATCTCTTCTCTGTTGTCACTTTTCTTGCTTTTCTATCAGCTTCCAGTCTCTCAATTCTTCTACGATAATAGTCCTTCAATTCTGGATTATCTATCACTATGAACTCTTTATCGTCATAGTCACCAGTAGTACTGTACATCTTAAGTAGCAGATCATACTGTTTTACTTCAATAGATTTCTTATTACCGTTCTTATCAGTTATCTCTAATATACCATCTTCTGGTATAATATAACGATAGTCAATATCACTGAAGTGACTAACAGACTCGAATTCTTCTTTCTCAAAATCTACTTTGTAGATATTAGCATTATTTATTTTTGCACAATATTTTACCATAATCAATCAATTCTATAACCTAAATACTTCTCCTTATTCAATCTCTGTACTATCTCCATTGCTCTCCTCATCGGTACATTCGGATTCGAGTAACTCTTCATTGTCTAATACTTCTGTATTATCTGCTGAAAGTTCTGTATCTCCTGCTCCAGACTTTCCTTCTTTATGTTTTGCTTCATACTTCTCAGTTAAACGTTTACATATGATATCAATCTCAGTAGCTCTATCTTTCTGTCCATTTCCTGATTTCCCTTCTTCTACCATTAGAGTAGTAAGTTCATCAATCATATCATTAGTAAAGTCTTCATAAGTAACAATACCTTCATTAATTACAGTATCAAGTATGCTGTACATCTTTTTCATATCCTTGGAAGCCAACCCAATATTCTTATTGAAGTTTTCCATTTCAAGCTTCCACATCATCAGACTCTCTTCGTGTGTCATATTCTCTTTTTATATTTACTAGTGTTTTACTTATGCATCCTGCTACCCAACCTACCAAGTATGCGTATTGTTCATTATGATTTGCAAATGACTGTGTATACATTCCTAATTCGTCAAATATATAATCGGCTACATGTACTGCTTCGTGGGCTTCACCACCTGCTTCTATACTGCTATCCATTATTATTACTAAGGCTCCGTATTCACCAGTTGCTTTATGTGTTACAGGACAAGTAAGCCATCCATCTTTAGTAGTATTATATTCTTCTACTAGTTCATCATAAGCTGATATACATTCTTCTTTAGTATTGTCTAGCTTATTAAACTTAAAGATCTTATTTAGCCCAATTACATCTCCTGTTACCCATAATTTACGAGGGTATATTATTGGGTCGTATCTATCTACTCTTGGCGTCTTCTTCATGTCTTCTTTTTACTTTAAACTTACCTAAGTAAGCCATCATAACTGGTTTGGGATCAAGTTCTGTTATTGCTTTATTAGCAAACTTGAAAGGACTATTGCATATTACTTCTACTACTTGATATGGTATGTTATACTTATTACTGAGTTTAGTATATATACTCGTCTAGTTTCTCATTCCATTCTACTCTCTTATAGTACTTACACTTATCAATACTACTAGTAGCAAGCAGTGTATTGGGTCGTACTATATTAATTATAGTAACTACTTCATCCCATTCTTTTGAGGAACCTAATCCAAAAGTAATAGTCATAAGTTTGTTACTCTCTAATTTGTTATACTTTCTGATCGGTTCATAGACTACTACATTCTCAAGTTTATCAGTAGTAAGCAACTCTGTCTTTTGTCCTACTATAGTAAAACGGTTAAACGGCAGTGTTTTTCTTCTTACTTTACTCCATAACTTACGAATGGGATTATACTCCTTCCATAGTATAATTGAACCTGCATCAAGCATCAACGATCTCATCTTCATCTTTCTTTACTTTTAGAATCACTGTGATTTGTACTCTATCACCTATTATCTCAGGAATTAGAGCCTTATTCACAAACACTTCATCCTCGGCTTTCCCTTTCATCAGTATCCCCTAAGATTTGAATTTAGATATGTATCTACTTAGGTTATCTGGAGTAATACCCAGAGTACGTTTAATATACTTTCTATTTTCAGTAGATATCACATTCTTGTGGATATTGGGGAGTTTTGGAGTGTTAACATCTAAGTCAATGAAAGTTGCTAACAACTCCAATTCTCTATCTGTTAGATCAAGTATGCCATTAAGGCTTTTTAAGAATTCCTTTAATAAATCGGTTTTAGATACACTCTTAACCAATTTATTCATTTGTCAATTCTTCTCTAACTTTATTTAATACTTTAGTAAGGTTGAAGTATACTGTTTCAGCTTCTACTTTAACACATGGTTGAATTTTACCTTCTTTATACTTCTGCATTACTTCTTCGTAATCATTTTCGTATTGGTTAAGTAAATAGTCAATGAATTTAACTGTAGCACTGATCTTATCAATATTAGGTTTAACCTTTGTCAATATACCTTCTTCATATAAACCTTCAACAGTATGTTCATCAATCATAGCAGATCTGAAATTATTGTCCTCTTTTACATCCATAGTAAAAGCATTAAGATCCTCATCCCAAGTAAGTACATCGTTTGCTTTGAAAAAGCCGAAATCTTTCTTAAATGTATATTCCATATTATTTCTTATTTTTATCACTGAGTCCCCATACGGCAAGCCATATCATGGAAAAGCAGAGACCCACTACTATTAATTTTTCCATATGCCTATAAAACGTTAGTTGTGAATAATTGTTAATAGCTTTTAACATTTGTTAACAATTAATTAACATATAAAAAGAAAGCCCGACCTAAGTCGAGCCTTCTAGTAATGTTGCAAACGAATTAACCTAATTCTTATGAAAAACTTAATTTATATTACTTAACGGCAATAATGTCATAAGGTTTCACCAATTGAGTATCTTTTAGTAGATCAAAATACATTGCAAACTTCTTATTATAAGCAACTGTATCACCAACCTTAAATTTGACATCTGTTAAGTGTGAAGGAATCTGTAACACAATACCTGTAGCCCAATCAGATTCTACTTCCTTGGTTTCAGTTTTAGTATCATACTCATTGAAACCATCTTCATCTACTTTACCATTAGGTACTTGTTCTGTAAACTCCTTAGTAACCATAATTGCAGGCAGTGGTTTAACCAACACATCCTTCAATACTTCCCACTTAATGCCATTAACTACTGTTTCTAGTACTTTATCTTCCATATTCTTTTTACTTAGTTTCTAACTATAACGTATTATTTCTTATTTGGTTCTGCTTCTACTATAATATTTCCTCCATTTGAAGTACAATATGTTACAGCTCTTTGTGGGCATTGTTTACCCATAAAGCAACAACCATCACAAGTACCTAGAGGAGAACTCTCTATATGGTATCTGTTACCTTGAATTTCTACTACTTCTCTATTCTTGATTATCTCTGCTAATTCTGGATCGTATAGTGTCATACCTAATTGTGTATTAATGTTATATAAGTAATTTCTAGCTTCTTCTACTTGTTTTCTAGTTACTTTTGTATTCATTACTTTAGTATTTCTATTTCTGTCATATAAACATGCCCACTATCTAAAGTAACATGATAATGTGAATTATTTACTTCTACAATGTGAGCCCAACCATCATCTGTTCTACCTATATGCTTAGCTCTTTGGTATAAGTTATAAGCTTCATTAAAAGGTAAGTATTTAGGTATCTGTTTATTGTGTACTTTTGTAGATATACTATTTAAATTAATAAATCTATATTTTATATCTTCCATATGTGTCTATTAAAGTAAAGGTATGAAGTAGTTAAAAACTATTACTCTTACTTTAGATTACAGTAACTAGTAAGTACTACTACCCCTCTTACTCCCCTTATAACGTCTCATATATACGTTTGGTTCCCATTCCTTTAACATTTATTAACAATATTTAAAGCTATTTAACTACAGAAATTTAACATTATTTAACAAAAAATATTATAAAAAATTTTGGGGGATAAAAATTTAGAGAGGGGTTGTGCGTGTGATTACCAGCAAAGGATTACTCCCCTGTATCTAGTATCGGTAGGGAACACCCTTAGTCGGCTAATTTGACTAACGGCATTTTCCTACATTTATAAATTTCAAAATTCAAACCTTTTAAATTTCAAACGTTATGTTGTGTTATTTACAATCTAAAATGAGAAAAGAAAGAGACGGTAAACCGGACTTTTTTGTATGTACTTGGGTGGGTGCATTAGGCGATACTAAAGCGGAAAAAGTAATTAAAGACCCCAAAACGGGACGTTTAAAAATTAATATAGAAGCCGCAAAAGCCCGCACAATCACATTAACAAAATGTATATTTCCCGTATCTAATGAAGAGGTTACCGCTTGGGATAAAGTTCTTGAGCCTATGACCGAGTTATTAATAGACAAAGAAACGGGTGAGATAACAGAAAAAACAAGGAATACTAAAATAGATGATTGTTTAAACCTTGATTTGTGTTATAAACAAATTCCGTTAAAAGATATTAACAATGAAGTTAAGCGGATACAGTTTTATTCTAATTCGGGTAAACTGATAAAACAAAATTTCATCACTGTTATCGGTTTAGCTGATGAAAGCGGAAATTGGGCGGAGGATTTAACAGCCGAAGAAACGGCGTTAAATAATCTTAACAATAACCTATCTTCGGGCGTCTATTATGACATCACAAACGAAGAAGAAGAAACAACTAAGGAATAAATATATAGCCTTAACAGTTTTTAAGGGTTGGCACACGTCAACCCTATCTTCATCGTTTTTGTTAACAATTGTTTTACCGATATAGCAAATTTAGGTTTGAATGTTTATTCTGTTTTTGAATAATTTAGATTGTAAGTCCATTCTGCATTGTAATGGATTATTGGCGCATTCCTAGTAATATAAGACACCAATTCTAAGTCAAAATGGTTCTGACCGTTAAATCAGAAGAATATGACGACTGCAATCTATATTATAAAAAGTCCTGAGTAGGACTATAAAAGGCTCACAATAAACATATGTTTAACTTAAAAACCAATTAAAATGGACAGATTGACATTTAATGGTCTATTACTTGCATTCTTTGTGATTTGCGATGTAATAACTTGGTCATTTGTTAGTAACGGTAAAGATCCTCTACCAATACTAATAAGTATCCAGTTGTTATCATTACTAATCGCTAATGCATGTAAAGAGGCTGATTAGTTCGTTGTGTGAGGTTGGTTTTATGGGCAGTTTTTGAGTTCTACTTCTATTAGTAGGTAATAAATAAAGTTTTAGGATAGATTAACATCGAGTCCTATTACCCTCATTAGCTGCCCTTTTTTAAATCACTTATTATGGTATTAAATAGAACACTAGCCGTTTGTGAAAATCAATGTAAGTGCTAGCGTGGTTAGGTAACATAGACCACCGAAGTGAAAAGCTGTTACACATCAAAAAACTCAATAACTTCCCAAGACATTGAGGGCACCAGTTTCTTATAATAGTGTAGTTGGCAGACGTAAGGGCGTACTCAGCTGCCGTGTGAAGCAGTGAATTCTGTGGACTGATAGAGAACGTGTAATATTCAGGCTATGCGTTACGTAGTTATAAGTTTTAGGTGTAAAATGCATCTCTAGCGAGAGATCTTTCATAATATTTTTTTGATATTAATACCAATTACACGGTCTGTGAAGATAGTGTAATTTCACATGTATCATTACTTTAATGCAACCAATGAAGGCCGTGACAAGTCGGTGGACAATGCAGAGTCAAAGTAATTAATTATTATTTATCTTTAATTTATATGCACAGTAAATTATTGATATTTAATAGTTAAATAATCCACGTGGAAAGAGGTCACAGTTAGGTTCACTGTGATGTGCAACTCTTATAATGAGCAACCAATCCTAAGCAAGTAGGGAGAAACATTCTTAACCATAAGGAGTAGCAACATGGTGCTTGACAGTCTGATACTAACTGACAATAAGTATTATTTAAAGTAAGAGAATAGCATAGTTATTATTGCGCATGACTGCAAATCATGAGGGCGAATATAATGCGCTTACTTTATTTCTATTTGATTACTAATTAAAACATTATAATATATGAACTCAATTCAAAATTATGTACTTGAAAGTTTATTTGAACGTAATCAAATAACTAAAGAAAAACTAGCTCAAGCATTAGATACATTTTCTAATGAACCAGCTATTGATGCATTTTTATCTGTTTTAATAACGGGTAGAAGTGAAACTAAAGAACCAACAGTATGTATTACTGGTGATATGACAACCAAATTACAGATATTAAAACTGGTAAAAGAATTTGGTTTAGGATTGAAACCAACTAAAGACATAGTAGATACATATATCAAAGAAGATGCTCTAATATTTCCTTTGAAGTTAGTATACGAAGGTAGACCAGAAGATCTTGACGTAGAAAAAATAAAAGGCTTATTTATTGAAAATGGTTACACATTTGATATATATTAATACCTGTCACGTATTCCCCGACTACTACATGTAAAATCCGAGTCTAATAAGGTGTTGTAGTAGTCTTCTCTATCAATAAATACAACCTCATCGTGGTGATAGAGTCTAGTAACATGTTAAAAACAAATCTTCCTAGTTTGCATGTGAAGCTAATGTATTTAAATTATTTAACAGTATTAACAAATTAAAATAAATAATGACAACATTTTTCAATTTACTTCTATTTATAGGAGCAATTTATGTTGTTTTCCTAGTAATACATGAAGGAATTGAATTATGGAAGGAAATCAACAAGTAATATGACAGTTAGAATTAAAAGTAGTAATATTCTAAATGGAATAAGCAAGTTATTAGTATTGTCAATAGCAATTATTGCTATAGTACATATGCTAAAAGACTGGGAGCCTAAAGATCCATATGGTTTTGTGGATTTGCAAATGAGGTTTAAACATTATGTAGTATCTGATAAATATCAAGAAGATGAAGATACATATGTAATACGTTTAGTAAATCCTGTTACTGGAAATGAATACAAAGCATATATTACAGATTATTTATATATGAATGTATACTTTGTAGGTGATACTATTAAATAATTATTAATTTTAAAAACATTATCAAAATGGGAAAAAAAAGATCTGCTACAGTCCATACAGTGGACGGAGAAGAGTTAACATTCACATCAGTATCATTAGATTACTGCTGCGGAAATAGTAACGGAAGTTTAGTATCAATATGCGGTGAGAAGTTCGATATCATCGAGACTCCGTCCGTAGTATCTGAACTACTAGATGAACTGGAGGATTGAGTATGGAAGATAATCAATATCCTGTAGTAAAAAAATCGTCTAATGGATGCTTTTGGACGATATTAGTAGTCATTGCATTAGCAATCGCTACTGGAGTAATAGTGTTTCTGTGTCATGAGCCTATTGCTAAGATTGTTACGTCAGAAGACGAATCAGTTTGCATTGATACTGTGAAAGCAGTAGAACCTGTATTAACTATACAGGAAGTTCTTAAATTTAGAGAAGACGTAAGAGAGGGAATGCGCATTGATAGTATATTTTTAGCAATGCCTGAAGCTATTTTGATTGATATACTTATGACTCATGGTACATCATTGTCAAATAGTGACATTGTTTATATATATGAATCAAACAAAGAGCATTTTAAAGATGTACTTAAAGGCGCAGTTATTCAGCGTGATATAATTACCCCAATGGATTCTGTGAAGAATCCTCGTGATTCTCTAAGGCGTTAGAGAGTAATAATTAAAACAAGTTATTACAGTTTTTTGAAGCATTTTGCAGAGAAATGGTTTAAAAATTTCGACACAACTAGTTTGTTCGTGAGAATAGACTAGTCTTCAGAAGATGACAAGCCTGTGGGGCGTAAATAGATATGTCTTGTCAAAAGAATTAGGCCTACATAATTCGATTGAGTCCAAGGTGTAGGAACATATCTATGATCGTGCGGACGTTAAAATCAGGTGAGTTCTAAGATTTAGTTTGACAGCTATTTCTGTATGTACTCTGGAGTAATCCTAAAACATATGAGGGTTTAAATTAAACATAGTAATATGTGGAAATGATTTCTTTAATAACAGATGTGCAATAGAGCGCTATTGCTTTATAGTATTAGTCTCAAATCTCCGTAGCACTGCGGTAAATTATTCTGTATATAGTGCTGTATACAGACGTCGTCATATTTATTAACTAACAATTTTAAAGCCTATGTAAAAATGAAAAAGGAATCCAAAAGGTACATTACTAGTATGATTCTACATACTGGTCATCTTTATGCTAATATGTTAGCATTAAATAAAATCTTAGGTATGCCTATATCTGTAGCAAAAGCTATAGCTAGAAGCAAACCAAGTGAAGAAGTTCAATTATGTCCATACTTTGAAATTCAGTCTAAATCATCTACTGATGATATTAAGGCAGAATTAGATGAGTATGAAATAGAAATAAAAGTAATTAATCAATAATTATGAAAGCAATAGTAATTTTATTTGAAGGCGATTATGTTAGTAATGCCCGTAAAGATGTAACCATTCGGGACATTGCTAATGCTATGACTCAACACATAAAAATAGAATCAGACAATTTAAAGATTGTTGATTTCGAAGATGTTGATGTAGCTAAAATATTAGTATCAAAAGCAGAAACAATGACTGCTAAGGAACCAAATCTTGAAGAACTTACATCTATATTCTGTGATAATATTATCACAAAAGTAGGTAATCCTGTAAACTTCAGCAATGAAAGTTTATTCAAAGTAGAATTTGTAAAAAGATTCCTCAATGATGCGGATATTCGTCAGCAAAATACAGATATGATTAAATATCTGATAAGTGCTGGAAGATTACAACCTACTTGTAAGAAAGTTCTTGAGGCTAAACATCTTTCAAATATTCCATATTATTTGAAAGAGATCAATGGTATGTTAAAACTCTTTTAATTATGGGAAAGAATAAGGAGAAAGAAGTAAAAACTAAGACGGAATACAAAAAACGTCCTAAGCATAAGAAAATGGAACCTTATAATCGCAAAAAGGCATGATTGAGTTAAGTAAAGAAAAACCTTATGAAGACGCATGTAAAATACTAGGTCTTCGTCCTGTAGCTAATTATAAAAGTTACAAATTAACAGATGAAACTAGGAACTTCATCAAGTTAGAAACTGTTGTAAAAGCTTTAAATGAAGGCTGGAAACCTACAACAATAGATCCAAAAGAGGTAAGGTATTATGTATGGGGTTGGAACTATACAGATAATGGCGCGACTGCTGGGTTGCTCTATGTTTATTCTAGCAATGGGCTTGGCAATGCTTCTGCTGCTGTCGGTACTTCCTTGGAATTCAAAGACAGGGATACAGCAAAAGAATTTGCAAGAATATGTAAACCTATGATTGTCAAACACTTATTTGGTCGAGATGATCATGAAAACTTCAAATTCAATTTCTAACGAATGTCCTACACAAGATAATATTATCGACTGTAGTGAATGTGATCTTGAGTGTAAACTCAGAATGGCAACAAAACTTACGTATCAGGAAAGACTTCTACGTAAGCGTAATGAAGAACTAGAAAAATGGAAAAAGATATTTCATTACGATGAATACTTAAAAATGGTAAATAAGGTTCCGCCAGAGCCTTATTTACCTGATTTATATTACTAATTAAATTGTTAGTATGGTGGATTCCAATCAACCCGAAAGAACTGTAAATATACCAGAACCCTAATGGAAGTTCGTAAGAACTAGAGTACAATGGCTATACAACGGCAATCCTATATAGGATAGAAGAAGGATAGGGGTTATCTGCAAAATAAGGTATACAAATATGCAGAACAGTTCTTTTTTTAATTCTAAAACCAAATTATCAAAAATATGGGACAAAGAAGAATTATCTCAGAAATGAGAAAAAGAGGTGTGTCAGAAGAGATAATTCAAGGACGCATCAATGCTCATAAAGCTAAAGCAGAAGCTAATATAGCTCGTGAGATTATCTATTTACAGCTCATTCGTGAAAATAGCTGGAAAAGAGAACAGGCATATGAGAATCGTAAACTTGTCAAAGCAGGTAAACGTGAATCATGTAACCAACGCAAGAGACGTCTTCGTAAAGAATATCTTGCAAAAAAGAAGAGTAAATAACTCGAGATTAATTAACAATAGTATCAATCTTTAAACATTATCAAAAAAATGGCAAAAGAAGAAGTAAAAGTAGCTGATATTACAAAAGTATCAGCAGAGAACATTGAAGAAGTAATCAACAATGGCTCAACTGTAACAGAAGATGTTGCAAAAGCTGCTGCTGAAAAGATTGCAAAACAACGTAAAGAGGAACTCACAGAACGTCATATTGACGTAACTTTGAAGAGTGAGTATACTCGTCTTGCAACTTATTTGAGTATGAAAAAGACCGACAAGGAAAAAGAGGTCAAACTCAATTACTTGAAGAAGTTTTCTGAAAAAGATGACAAACTGCGTAACGGCGGCATCACTATTGAAGACTACCTGAAGGATTGTAAAGAGCTCTACAAAGAGGCTAACAATCTTCTTCGTGAAGTTGACAAATGGTATCAGGAACAGCAAAACAAATTGCTTAACCAATACCCGAAAGCCCGTTATGATTGGAGATGGGATGGACAATTGTTGTCCCTTTAATTCTCCGCGCATAGTCCAGGTATAGTGTTTTAGCAGTAGAAATACTGACTATATAACCTAACTAGAGAAAGTAGCTAATAGGTGGTGATGACATTTTATGTGCTAAGTACCAGAAGATGCAGCTCATGCATGAATTAACATGCATACAACAAGTGTAAGGTGTAGTAATACAACCGATGCCAGAGTAGGACATTATGACAACGTGCCACTGATCATGTGCCTAAGATCATGAGGATGTATATATAAATTGCGCAATATATAAATACAGATTCTATACTCTTTGAGTATATTATGCAATAGCATTCTTATGATATCAAGTCGGCATTTTTTGGAATAGTGCGATGCTAGACATCATGCCGTATAGAAGCTGAAAAGTATTCTATACTTCCAAGACAGGTTATCAAGGCATTAATAGTATGAGAATACTTTAAATATCGTAAAAGACCATAGGCTAGGTAGGTTTGGTCGCCTACCTAGTCACAATATAAGATTAATTGTAAAAATAGCAGGGATATTGTATAACATAACGAAGGCTCACCTGTAGAGAGTGCTGTGAACTGTGTTAAATAATAAAGCAGGAAGAATGGCTTAATTCTGTACGCGAGTTATACTTCAATTAATCTTATAAACTCATTGACTGTTAGGTCTATGGATCATTTGTAAGACGAGGGTTCGACTCCCTCATACTCCACGCTCACCTAGAGCTTCAAAGCAATATACTAAGGAAAAGAACTAGGGTTTTTGATCGTGTTCTACCGTGCGCCAAGTTCTTAAATCTTAGAACGGTAGATTTGGGGTATTGTGGTTTTGATTGCAACAATGTGAAGTAGAATAGGTCAATAAGCAGATAACTGGCAATACAAGTTATGTAATGGATTATACACGCTTAGTAGCGTGAGATAAACCAAACGGCTAAGCTAATGTCGTAAAAAGCTGGAAGCAAATGGGGCTACATTATTTAGGGGTTCGACTCCCCTATTGCTACAATTAAATTAAGTTTAATCAATAAATTAATTTGAAATGGGATTAATGAACTTTATTAGGCAGAACTTACCAGAATCATGGGAGAAAGCTGCAACAGAACTGAAAATGAAGACAGAGTTAATAACTCGTCTGCACGCAAATGTTCCCAGAATTTATAAGAATAAATATCATTATAAAGAGGGAATGAACTACATTCGTGGTGTATTTAGAGCATCTTGTGATATCATCTACTTAGTAGAAGCAACTGATATTGACAAGGAAAAATGGGAGCTATTGAATAACAAAATTAAAGAATACGAATATCAATGCGCGTAGTACCTTGGTGGGTTTGGTTTGACTCCAGACAAGAAGAGAGAGAGTTCAAGAAAATGTTGAACGAAAGCAAATCAGATATTGAAGCAATAGGTAAAGTAATGGATAAATATCCACAACTAACTATGGATCAAGTATCTGGTATAGTAGATAACTTTAAAAAAGAAATCAATAAACCATGAGACTAAATGAACCAGGTGTATATCAAGTAGTTGGAAGTGATATCGAACTTCTAGCAATTGTTGTTGGTGAAACTCCTCATTTAAGGATAGTTTCTGCGATTATTATGAATGATGCTTTTCAAAAAGCAAAATTCAGAGAAGTAAAGGAAGAATCTCTTGAGATTCAAAGTATATATGCACATCCAGAGATGTATGTATTTTATCCTTATGAATCATCAGATGTATGTCAACTACCCATAGAATTACGTTCTATGGGTGGTGCGAAGATGCCAAGCATTGATGATGCTATGTATCACACTTTTAAAGAAAGGTATAAAGTAGATACTTCTATTCCAGGTAGAGGTGCTATGAGTACTAAAGTATATATCATGAGTATGACAGGTTGGTCAGCTGCACAAGCACAACTTGTAATATGCAAGATAGCTAGGGAAATCAAAAAGGAAAATGGTATTATACAGTCTTACTAACAGAGTATATACTCCGTGGGGTAAACAATATCAATCATTTCATTGGAGAGCATCATGGTGGGTCTATACAAATTTAGAGAAAACTCATGAATCTGTTAGACACATAATATATTGGTTTGATACTAATATACTTCAAAGAATTGGTAAGGATACTAAGTTTACTCTGGATGTCCGTATTAGAATAGTATGCGGAATGGTTAATAAACTCTCTTCAAATAGAATATCTATAGCTATGAAAAGAGAATTTATGGAATGTATTTGGGATGCTTATCAAAAGTTCTCAAAAGATTATATGGAGTATCACTGTAGATATGAACTAGGATTACCATTTTAAGGTTATAGGGCTTTGATCGGCCCTATAACTACTAACGAGAGAGGTCAAGCAAAAAAGGATGAATAACAGTAGTCCACGTGCCAGATTAACTTTAGAGTTACTTCAATAAAACAGTAATATATATGCACATACTCTAGCGATTACCTCTCACAAAATGCCCGTAATTATGACAGATTTAGAAAAGCAACAGATTTTCGAACTGATCAAACAGGCAAAAGAAGGTAAACAATCTGCCTTCACAAGGCTTTATAATCGTTTTAGTAAGATTATTTATAATACAATTTATTATATTGTAAATAATAAAGATGTAGCTGATGATTTATTATCAGTTACTTTTACTAAAGCTTTTAGTAAGCTAGATAGTTATATAAACAATATCTCATTTGAGATGTGGTTAAAAACTATTGCAATAAATACTAGTATTGATTATATTCGACATACTAAAAAGGAAAAAGCGAACTATTGGATTGACGACGATGCCAACTCTCTGCAGTTGAGTAGCCAGGCCAGTTATTCACCTGAAGAAGATTATATCTTCTCAGAGAAAAGTGATGCTCTAGATAATGCCTTGTCGCGACTTCGTTGGAAGTATAGGAATATAATTGAACTACGCTCTATACAAAATCTGTCTTACAAACAGATTTCAGAGCATCTTGGACTCACAGAGTCTCAAGTTAAATCACGCCTTAATAAGGCAAGAGAGAAACTAAAAGAATTATTAACAGATTAAATTTACTAATTATGTCAGCAACATGGATTTTAGTATTGCTTCTATTTGGAGCAGTATTAGCACGCGCTATGCGTTCCACAAAAATGTGGTGGGTATTTCTATTCACTATATTAGCTGGTCTATTAGTAGGTATGTTGGGTAAAGAGGCTGTAAATCATTTTACTAAAAATGATACTACAGCTTCTATTATCCAGCTAATTAATACCGTAGATAATACGGATATGGATTGCACATTACCAGTAGTTTTAGTGACAGAGACTACATGCCAGTCAGGAGTAATGAGTTACATTTCATATCCATCCGAAGTATTATCAGACGCATTAGTTAGTGGTCATACTACTAAGGGCAGAGACTCGCCAGCTTATGAGGATGATAGTTGAACCTCATTAAACAATCTATCAGAATTCATTTATTTATTAACAATTTAAAACATTATCAAAATGTCGTCTAAGAAAAACAAAGCAGCTCAAGCAGCTGCAAGTACTGCAGCAAAACCTGCAGAAACAGCTAAAGCAGATAACACTGCAAAAGTAACTAAAACCGAAAAAGGAAATGCTGAAACAACTCAGCAAGTAGCTGCACCAGCAGCAACTGAAAAGCCGGCTGCTGCTCAACCTAAGAAAGAGGAAAAAGCGCAGACTCAGGCTAAGACTGACAAACAGCCCGCCCAGAAAGGTGCTGCACAACAGTCAAAGCCAAAGAAGGATAAGACTCCTACAGTTATTGCTGAAGAAGTAGATCCGGCTGAAGCAGTGAAAACACTTGCTAAGTCTATCGGTGCTCCGACTGGTTCTTCTACAAGTTCTACAGATGCTAAAGCTATGCTTTCATTTGTTGGACATCAACGATTCACTAACAATGAAGAGTTGAAGAAGAACTTCCCTGAACAATACAATGCTATTAATCAAGCGATTAATGCTGTATGGTTCCTTGGAATGCTCGGTGTTCAGCAAGAAATGATCGGTATGCAGGCTGAAGGTAAACTTCAGTTGATAGTGTCTCCTGAACAGATTATGCCGTTGCAAGAAATGGCTACTATGTTCGGTGTGAAACTTGCATCACCGCGTGCTCTTCCTGGAGCTACAGACGGTCAGTTAGCAATTCCTTTTGGACCACAGGAAACTATTATTCCTGAAGAACTGAAGGATCCTAAACTGGCTAAACTTGAAGTTCCAGAAACTGATATTGAAAAAGTAGGTTCAGATCATGAAAAGATCTGTAGTGCTTTGGAATATCTGTTACGTAAAGATCGTAACATTGTAATTAGTTTAATTGACACCATTGAATGGTATCGTAAACTTTGTATCAACAATGCTAGTACTACTGATGAAAAGCTCAAGATTGACAATCGTCGAATAGACGAATGGATCAATGAGATTTTCCATCTTGTACCTGTAGCTGGTTTGATGAAGGGAATCGGACGTGCCGTATATCTGTATACCAAGAAGGAAAACTCGCCGGTAAGTGCACATTGCATCGTTCATGGCGCTGTACCTACTGTTACAGATGATGAAGTTGTACTTATCGTTCGTACATTCATCCAGGAAAACTTCCGATATAACTTGGAAGACAAAATTGATGCTAATGGTAATGTTATCAAAACCAAGAAGATTGAAAATCCGGCAGATGACAAAGCTATTCAAGCAACAATGGGAGTAATTGGCGTAGATTATGTTGACAAATTGATGCATGACTACACATGTTCTGTTCCTGAAGGAGCAACTGATGAACAATTGACAGAAATCAAAATGGCGCGCGATAGTGCTAGAAAGGTTATCTCTCTTGTTCGTGCTAACTATTACCCTGGAAAGATTCCTCCTACTAATGAGCAACTGCGTTTTGCTGTTGGTAAGATCATCAACTACTATCGTTCACCTATGGACAAGATTGCCGAATTTGAAGGCCCACTTCCTGTACTTGTAGGTGAATATCCAGAAACCAAGAAAGAAGAGGCTGCAGCTGAAGAAAAAAAAAGCTAAGCTGGTTCCATAATTGGTGGAGTATTGTATATAAGTTTAAGAGACTGTTCACTAATTCGTAATCAATATGAATAGTAGAATTTTGTCAGCTGTAGGTTTATTTATCGCTAGCATATTTGTTGGCTATAATATACTTAGTACAGTTGAACCCGTGCAGGCACAACAACCTGTAATACCTTCATATTTAGAGTTGATGTCTATGATGCACTCTAATAAGGAAGCAAAGTCTGTGAGTAAGGTAGATACTATAGAAGTATCTTATGATGTTAATACTCAAGAAGTATCCGTAAAAGGAACAGCAGACGCAATTGTGAATGTAACAACTACTGGTGAATTAAAACCAGTAGTTAAGTGGAGAACTAAAGTAAAAGAAGTAAATACAGGATTTCCAAAGGTACGCAGTATAGCTAACTTACCGGAGGATGTAAAGCCACTTTCTCCTTTTACTAAAGAATCTCAAAATGAGTAAGAAGAATCTTATTATGCTTAATAGTATGATGCGACTATCACGTATCATACGAAATAGCAAAGATGCTAGGCGTAATTTAGATTTGGTAGTAGATCAAACCGGTTACTTTATAGTAGCCGGGGAAAGTTCTAATATGATACAAGTACAAGCGAAAGCTAGTATAAGTAACATCTTATTCGTAGAACAGTACTTACGCTCGTCTGTAAGTAGTATATGCGTGCACTTGGATGGTTTTGATCCAGGACGTATGGATCCAATTGATTATATCAGTAGTAATGATATAAAAAATGGCATAGTTGATATATGCCGGGGTAAGAAGGTGGTTGCAAACATCAACTTATCTTCTGGAGACATATTTCTTGTAAAACCAGAGTCAGAAATTATAGGAGAAGATAAATCCTCAGCGGAAAATAGTTAATGATAATAGCCGCTATATAAATACTATAATTATATCATAGTTCGAGAGGAGTAAAACTATAGCGTAAATCACTCCGGCAGTCACAGAAGGAAGTTTTTAAGTACTACTGCGTCAGGGAGTTTGTGTCCATTTACACATAGCCCGAAAAAAGACAGAATCCGAGAATATGTAAGAAGTAGTTATGAGATGCTTCGTAGCAGCTAACACTGTGAGATACTCAAAAGGTAGGATAATAACTTATACTGGTGAAAAAGGTATAAGAAAGCAGGAGAGGGTGAATAGCCTGCGCTGTTAATATGAGAACCGTCTGGTGATATTAAGAGTGAAGAACCCGTAATATAGGAGCTACAAGAAGATACCCTAGTTACAAATTAATTCAAAACCGAGGAGATGAATTCGTAGTAATAAACAAATAAAAACTACAAAAGATGAAATCCTTAATCCTCAAAAAGAGAACGAAATCTCTATATTCGTATGCGTCAATCAAGATGTGACTCAAGAAGGAATATGAACACGATGCTGAAACAAGAGCAAAGGGCTCTTGAATAATCCCTTGGAAAAGGATTATTGAACAACATTATGGCTGACTAACGCAACAAGCGGGCTCCAACCTCGCTTCATACAAAAGCGCAACTATGCGTCCTGATTGGAAAAATAGGCTAACTCTAGTGTTTTTATGATAATTGGTTCATAATATAAAGGGAGTAATTACTGATACTAATGTAAGGATAACCGTGTTATGGTACATACTTATACAAAGTAAAGATATGAAGGCTGGACATGCAATGATCCTAAGTAACTATGTTAAAATTATAGTGAAAATAGACTGATTACCAGGGAGCAGGAGCCAATCCTGTGCGCTACCGTAACTAGCGTGCCGCAAAAGAATTTACGTATAAGGGATGAGGCATATGAGATTGATGCCGTCTTTCAAGTCTAAAGTGACTCACGTGCTTATTCGTTCGTGTGAGTATAATTGAATGAGGAATGAATAGACCAAGAGTGTCTAAGCGGTTTGAGGGCGCAATAACCCTGATTCTAATCGTTACACACCTTTAGCAAGTGTGATTATAATGATAAATAATACTAAGGAGAAGCTTTGAAACTCCTTCTAAAAAACAGCAGAGCTTATACCTTTTAAGATATGTAAAGGTGCATTACTAGATTATCACACTCATTCCAGAGTAGGAGATATTAGTAGTGGTCAAAAACAATAAATTAATAAGTAAGAGCCAAGCTGCTCCAGCTTAGAACCCTGGAACCAGAGAGGTAGGACTGTAATAGATGATATTACTTTGCTGCATCTGAAAATTAATGCCGAATAGAACCGGCCTAGTTAAATCTGTTCTAAGTGAATTGTTAACATTATTAATCTTTACCAAATTGGGAAGTTCAATGGCGAGTACAGAGATAGCAAACTACTGTTGTAAAGTAGTCAGATAAGGAGTATGATCCACCCCAGACTGCCAACCGTCATCGCTGACATTAGAAACTCCTAAAGTATATATTGCAAGTATATATGTAAAGAGAACGCTGATTCGTTAATAACCTGTCGCCTATCACCCTGTCTCGGTAGATTAAAGGGCGTAGTACATTTCAACTCAATAGTAATAACAATTGAGCAACAAGGAGACGATGAGAGGTGGAAATCCTCGTGTTCGAGCAGAATAAACAACAAATCCTATGCATGGTACAAGTGGGCCATACTATAAGTAATGGGCTTGTGAGTTGGTAACGTTAGATAAACGACCGTAATTCTATGAATTTCGATAATCCGGAAATACTAGGTAGACTTACCATTAGTCAATGATCTATGTCTTTTATATTGCATCTAATCGCGATATAAAATAACGGTGAGAGGTGCGTTAAGCATCGAAAAAGTTGAATCTTAACCGTCGAAACGAGACGATAAACATATCAGAATTAACAGAAATTATCAGAGAATTTATCAGAAGATATTTTCAAATGAATTAACATTTATTATTTTAATACCTAGTAGATTATGTGATTGAATTCACCATTACCATTATTGTAATGCCATAAAATAATCGAACAGTGGAGAGCATTAATTTATTATTAACTTAAAAACTAAAAAATGATCCGTATTGGTATATCAAATGCGGACTCAAGAAGGGAACATTTTTTATGGAAAATTTGAACAACAATAATGCACCGCAGATTCCTAATGCTGCTGCACAGATCTTGGCTCGTAACCGGCAGGTTGCACAAAAGTATGGTCCTTACTTCGGTAAGCAGTTATTCACTATTATCGCAGTAAATCCAGATCCTAAGTACAAGGAAGACGTCATGAATGGCATCAATACTTTCCGCAATGAGATCAAAGCTTATATTATTAAAGCTATTGATATCATGAGTGTAAGTATCGTCGCTAAGGATCTTGATCAACGGCCGAAGATTGCTATCAACAAGGACATTCCTGGTGTTGAACCTTTGATGTTCGAAATAGCTGAACCGGATTTCAGCAAAGCTACCCGGGCTAACGTTACGGAAGCAATTGACCGCCTTGGTAAGAGCGGAGCTAGTCCGATGTTTTTCTCAGCTGAAGATTTGCCGAATCTCGACAAATTAGTTGAGGAAGCTAACATGGGTGCTATTACTCACTACGAGAACTTTGCTCGTCACTGCTTGAATCTGTCTAAGACAGTTCGAGGTTATTCCGATGCTAACAAACGCATTTATACTGATTATATGCGGCAGTGTGGTATTGGAAGTGATGTAGAAGTAAACGTGCATGTTGAAACTACTACAACAGAATAACAGATATGAACGGAAGATTATCACCTTCCCGGGTTGATATCTTGCGTATGCTAATTATTTATGAACCAGCTGTTTTAGCAAAAGTTAAGATCTTGAATGGGAGAATTAACGAAAGACCTAAAAAAGTAGATATACAAGAGGACGGACAGATTATCTTGTACTATGGAAGTGGTCCTAGATGGTGGCAACGGTTCTTTAATGCTCATGGACTGGTGAGTATTACTGATATAGCAATCAAATTAGCAGACACAATGTCTGGAACTGGAGAAGCAAGAAATGAGGAAGCTTTTTATGGTATTATGAATGCCATATTAAAAGAAGCTACCGATAATAATGATTTGGATAAAATGGTAGATATTTTATTTGATGTAGTAAGAAGTAGTACGAACGGAGAACTACATTCTAAGTATATCAATGAAAAGTATTTACAAAAGTATTCGAATGAAAAAGAACATAACCGAAGTGTAGGAGTTTCTGAAACAGGAAATAAACTATATGTTGGTGCTAAAACAACAGACGGACGGATTCTACCGGTCTATTTTGCAAAAGAAATAAAAATTGTTGAACGTGATGACATATAATACTGAATTGGGTATTTATCACATCAATATCTATTAATAGTACTGAATGGGGTACTACTTTAATAGAGACTACTGAATGGGATAGTTCTCTATTACATAACATGCATTAGCTTAGTTGATTAGAGCACTCATCAGAGGGACGGCAGTTTGAACCTGTCATGCATGACTAACTAGTAAACGATTTCGGTCAAGTATTAACTTAAAAACAAATCACTTGAATATGAAATCAATTACATCTAAATATGCAAAAAGTCGTCGCGATGAACTTAGTAAAGATATTACTAAATATTGGACGATTATTAAAAACGAAAATATCATTTCTAAAGGAACTATTCGTAACTATGAACTTAAGGTATTGTTAACGAAGATTCAAGAAATGGCAGAAGAACGAATCCTTATGAAACTGTATTTACAGTGTATTAATATGGGTTATAAGAAGTTCTCTGATTTACCAGCAGAAAATAACTATTATACAATATTTTCACTATCCGAGAAACAGGAACAGTTGTTTCATTTAGGGAAGATTAAAACAATCGACCCAAAGATAAAGCGAGCTAAAGGCAAAAAGAATCTGAATATCAGTGAGGAACTCACTTCAGCTTACATCAGCAACATAAAGAATAAGTTGCAGATAGAAATCAATAAGTTGAATAAAGACTTAGAAGATTTTAATGACAAAGCTGAACTTGATATTGAATCAGCTCCTATTTGTCTAGCTGCTTAATTAACGCGAGCCTTCGGGCTCGCTAGTTATTAACTTCTAAAATTATCAAGATTATGAAAAAGAATTTATCAGGTAAACATAAAGATCATAAAGGAAAGAAATTATCGAGAACTAACCGTTCTAAATTACGTAGATTTAAGAAAGTAGAAGAAGTATTTAGAAGACCGGGTCCATCTCCCTATATTACAAAGGGTGAGAATGGGAAAGTAATAATAACCAACATAGTTGGTAAAGTTAAGCAAAAAAGCTATACTACAAAAGTAGGAAAGAACTCTCGTCAGGAAAATAAAACAGCTAAACAAGCTAAGAAGGAGCTTATTAAGCAAATTCTAGCAAGTGCTGGATTTGAACCTACAGTTCATTATACTAGAAAAGAGAAGAAGAAGTTCACTCGATTAATTAGAAAACAACTCTTTGTTCAGCCGAAACCAGTTAATCTAACTGATGAAGAAATCAAGGTTAGATTTCAACGTGAAAAAGAGTATAAAGCTGAACTGTTAGCCAGTAGACCTCATATAAATGAGGTGAAGGCTTCTGTTTTAGAATTCCTAAAGAAAGGAAGAGAAGTACTAAATAACAAAAAGAACACTCGTAAGTTCCGTTATGTAGTACAGAATCAAAGCGAAGATAATCCTATGAAAAGTACAGACTTCTACACGGATTATTTAGATGCTAATGATAAAGAAGAAGCATTCTCTAAAGTAAAAGTATTAGCTAAGAAGTACGAAAACAATGATAAGTTCACCGGAATAACCGTTGAAGATTTAAGTAATAACAATTGGACCTATTACACTAAATCAAAACTTTTAGCAGCATAAGTTTAACTATTAATATTATCAAGATATGAAAATAGATAAAAACAGAAAAGAAGAATATAAAATAGCACGTAGTGAAGAGAGAGTTGCAGCAAGAAATGCTCGAAAAGCAGAAAGAAGAGTATTTCGAGTAAAACAAATTACTTCTGAAGAAGAGGTTAAACCAAAAAACTTCTATAGTGAAGAACTTAAAGCTCGTAGAAAAGTTAAACGAGAAAGAGCAAAAGCTCTTATTGAGAAGAGAAAAAGTACTTTCGTATTTCAATCTATTAATTATCCTAAGTTTAATAAATACGACAGGAAACAGCTTGATGCTCAAGTTAAGTTTGATAATATGATTATTAATATTAATCAGACAAAAGCTAGAGCTAAGAAACAAAGTAAAGAAGACAAGGCTAAGTACAAAGCTTCCCTTGTTGCGTTTAAGAAAACGTATGTACGAAAAACAGGTACAACAAAGGCTCCGCTAGTCGCCTAAAATATGCTAGCAAAAAATCCATAATTTAGAAATTTTAATGCGGCAGTATGCTGGTTGTCTGTGTAGTTTAAATGGAAAAACTGTTAAATGAGGGTTCGATTCCCTCCACAGACTCAAACTAACATTATTAATTATGATTATACGAGATAAGATTGTTTATGTATATGATATTGAGGTATTCCCCAATGTTTTCCATTGTACTGTAAAAAATACAGAAACAGGTGAATTGCATAAATTTGAAATATCTTGCAGAAGAAATCAATTAGATGAATTAGTCAATTTCTTTCATACAGTTAATACAGACTATACTTTTGGAGACTTATATACTACAAAAATTCAGTTAAATACTAATAAATTATTTTGTGGTTATAATAATCTTCATTATGATAATCCTATTATAAATTATATAATAGATTATTATGTTGTAATGAAATACAAAGGATATAGAGATATATGTAGATCTATATTTAATTTAAGTAAAGTAATTACTACTTCAAGTGAAGACGATATTAGAGCTTGGAGTAAGTGGAAGTATATGGTTTGTTTTGATTCGTTTGATATTCTTACTATGCTTTATAGCAATAAGTTAAGAGTAGGTTTGAAAGAAATTCAAGTAACAATGCAGTACAAAAATGTACAAGAATTTGTTGCAGATTGGCAGGCAGATTTACCTGAAAATCAAATAGATTCAATGATTGAGTATAATATTAATGATGTTAATTCTACTGAAGAGTTACTCAATAGATGTAAAAAAGATGTAGATTTAAGGTTAGCTATTGAAGATGAATACGGAGTAAGAGTACTTAGTAAAGACGGAGTAAACATTGGAATGAAGATTTTAACTCAGAAATATCTTGAAAAAACAGGTCAAACCTGGTATGATATTAAAGATTTAAGATCTCCAATGGATGTAATACCTTTAAATAAGGTAATCCTACCATTTATTAAGTATGATAGTCCTATACTTCAAAAAGTACTAGATGATATGAAAAGTCAAATAGTATCTCCAGGAAGAAAAGGATATGAAAATAAATTCATATTTGAAGGATTAAGATATTCTGTAGGAGTTGGAGGAATTCATTCAGTGAATGATCCTGAAATAGTTATACCAAAAGAAGATGAAATGCTCATTGATATAGATGTTGCATCACTATATCCAAGTATGCTAATAGAATATGGGTTCTATCCTAAACATTTAGGACCTGAATTTCTAGAAGTATATAGACAAATTAAAGATGAGCGCATCGAAGCTAAACACAATGGCAATAAGGTTAAAAACGAAACCTTAAAGCTTGCTCTCAATGGATTATCAGGTAACTTACAGAATCCACATAATTTCTGTTATAGTCCGTTTGCAGTAATGCAAATACGTATAAATGGACAGTTACTATTACTAATGCTAGCTGAAAAACTAACCCAATTAGAATGTCGAATCGTCCAAGCTAATACAGACGGTTTATTTGTATTACTTAAAAAATCTGTATATGATAGTGTAAACAAAGTATGCAGAGAATGGGAACAACTTACTAAACTTACTTTAGAAGAAGAACGTTTTAAAGCTATGTATCAATATGCTATAAATGACTACTTTGCTATTACTGAAGATAATAAAGTAAAAGAAAAGGGTATGTTTATTACTACTGTGAAATTAGGGAAAGGTCTAACTCCGAAGATCATACCGAAAGCAGTAATAAACTTTTTTAAGAACGGAGTACCAGTAGAAGAAACTATAAAAGGTTGCCAAGACATTAGAGACTTTCTAATGGCTGAAAAGACTGGTAAACAATGGCATGTTGAGTATAATAATAAAGAACAACAAAGGACTAATCGTTTCTATGCAAGTACTAATGGTGCCTATTTATGGAAATGGAAACCAACAGGACACAAAGAAGGTGAAATTATAGAATATGATGAACCATATGTAGGTAAAAAGATATTTGTTGCAAAAGAAAAACAGTATCAGAATATGCTTACTGCATCTGGTGTTACTTTATTAAATTACTTAGACGATAAACCAATTGAAGAGAGAAAGATTAATTATAGGTATTACATTATGGAAGCCTATAAGATAATCCGTGAATTAAAACCGTTACAAATGAGCCTATGGGATTAACAAAGGCTTATCAGATATATTTCAAATACCGTATGCTCGTATAATATATGAGAATATGATTTTAGAAATAGACACCTCAATCCTTGATAGGATTGAAAACTTATCTATTAATCAGTTAGTATTCCTAACGCTTGTATTGAGTGATATCAAAAACATCAATCAAGACATTCAGAAACTTCTCAGCCTAGTTAATGAAGAAGAGATACAAGAGTTAGAGTCTCGTGGTCTAATTGCTACCAGCACTGTAGACAATACCACAGTTATAAAGAAAACAGAAAAACTAGAAGAACTTCTTAAAGAAGATAAATCTATGTTTGATGAATTCTATGACCTATTTCCAGTTTATGTTATAAGACCTGACGGAACCAAAGGTTTTTTAAGGGCAAATGTGAACAAATGTAGGAAGGAATATAATCGAATAATTGGCAAAAGCAAAGCAATGCATCAGCACATCATGAAATGTTTATCTTATGAGATAGATAATAAAATGATTACTGGTAAAATCGGTTATATGAAAACTATGTGGAAATGGCTCACTCAACATGAGTGGGAGACATACGAGGAACAAATGAAAGTAGAAGAACCAATAATTAGTAATGATTATGGAACAGAACTCTACTAATACGCTTACCTTCCGCCATATATCTATTGCAGCTAAAGAAGCAGTAGAATATATAAAACAAAGAAAGAATCATGAGATTCAATCTTTAAGAACAAGGTGGAATAAGTTCAATAAACACTGTATGGGTGGAATTGAACCTAATACGATATATACTATAGTAGGTATATCTGGTAGTGGTAAATCATCATTTGTTAATACACTTGAAAATGATTTAATAGATCTAAATCCTGAGCAGGATGTAGTTATCCTTAACTTCTCATTTGAGATGTTAAGTTCAAGGCAGGTAGGTAGAAAATTAAGTAGTAAGTTAAGGCAAACTACTGCACAGCTATATAGCGCTAACGAGGAATTAAACGATGACACATTGGCGCAAGTTGAGACAGCATCTCAACAAATAAAATCATACCAGATATATTATGTTGATACACCTGGGACGGTTGGAGAAATAGCTTCTACTATTGATTATTTTTACGAGAACTATGCAAAGGGTAAGAAATTTATTATTATCCTTGATCATACTTTACTTGTAGAAGGTCAAGAATCTGCACTGAAAGTGATTTCCGATTTACAGAAACTGTTTATTAAGGTTAAAAAGTACCCTAATACTACTATAATTCAGTTATCACAGATGAATCGAAACATTGAAGCTCCTGATAGGATTAACAATCCATCTATGCATTACCCAATGCGTAGTGACATTTCTTCTGCGGATACTATATTCCATGCATCTGATTATGTTATATGTATTCATAGACCGGAACTACTCAATATACAACAGTATGGACCGAATCGTTTACTAGTTAAGAATAAAGTCTATCTTCATATCCTAAAGAATAGGGATGCTGGAGAGTGCGCTATACTTGAGTTTGATAACGATCTAAAATACAATAATTTAATTGAGACTATAAGGGAAGAAGAACCTACGAAGAAGATTTCGTTTAGTAATAACAATTAAAGGCTGAAAAATTATGATTACAACATATACATTTACATTACCGAAGAAAAATAATAATACTAGTGCTAATAACTTTAAAGAAAGTCTAGCTGAAAAATTCTTGAATGCATATCCTTGGTTGGGTGGCAAGAAAGAGAAAAAGACTACTGTTGATTTGTATTTGCTGGATACTATTCCGACAAATCTAGGTTATACAGCAAATGACTTCTTGAGTAATAAGTATAATTTGGAAGACGAGTTCTTCAAAGCTATTGCAGGACTTAGTTCTCTTGCAAAAGATTATGACTTTGAAGATGAATTCGGTACTCCGATTCGTATCTTCGATAATTTCGTTCAGATTGGCTACGACATTATTCCTATTATGCCGGGCTCATTGAACCATCTAAAACCGAAAACAAAGAAGACTATTATTGATATCACAATTAAGATTAAAAATAATGGTTGGTTCTAAATAAGATATTAATTCCGTACTTATCAGAAATTGTCAGAGTTTATCAGAATACACGGAATACAAAAATAAACAAGCTTTATGATTGTATTACCAAAAGAAAAAACAGAAGTAAAGATATGTAATCCAAAGTTCTCTGTGTTTTATGGGAAACCTAAGGCTGGTAAATCCAGTCTTATGGCTTCTCTAGACAATAATCTAATTATAGATTTAGAGAATGGTTATCAGGCTTTATCTGCACTAGTTGTACAAGCAAGATCTGTAAAAGATTTTGGAGATATTGTGGCTGCAATTAGAGAAGAAATTAAGAATACAGGCAAAAGACCGTATAAGTATATTACTATAGATAATGCAACTCGACTTGAGGAAATATGCATGGGCTATGCCATACAGCTCTACAAAGGTACTAATCAAGGAAAAAATTATCAAGGTACAGACATTCGTACTCTTCCAAATGGAAGTGGTTATATGTGGCTAAGAATGGCTGTTAAAAAGGTAATCGACTTGTTCAGAGATCTAAGTGATCATCTTATATTGATTGCTCATACTCGTGATAAGCAGATAAATATTGAAGGTCAAGAGATGTCAGAAATGACTCTAGATCTTACTGGTAGATTAGGAGATATTATCTGTGGTGAGGCTGATGCTATTGGTTATGTTTATCGAAAGAAAAACGAAACAATTATTTCCTTTGAAGGAGGAAGTAATATAGTAAGAGAGGCAAGAGCACCACATTTACGAGGTAAGAATATTGTAGTAGCAGAAAGCGACGAAGACGGTGAAATTACGTTTCACATGGACAGAATTTTCTTACCTGAATAATAACACAAAACAAAGAAATTATGGTTTATAGTACAGAATTAGCAAGCAAAGTAGCAATAACAAGTAATGACAGTAAATATCTTGAAGCAGGTATTCATGATAATGTTAAGTTTACTGGTGTAAGAGCAGCAACATCTCCTACTGGAAAAAACTTTATGGAGTTTCGTTTTGAAAAAGACGGAAAAGAGTTACTACATACAGAGTGGGAACCAAATGAAAGAGAAGGAGATTCTGCTGAACAGAATCAGGCTAAAGTAACTAATGTAGTTACTCGTATAATGCGAATTATGAATTGTTTCTATCCTAAAGGAGTACTGAACTTTAATGGTAGTTCTTATAAAGAATTTACTGAATGGGTAGTAACAATGCTAAATGCAGCTAATAAAGATGTCTTATTGAAGGTTAAAGTAGTTTATAATGATAATGGTTATACTACTTTGCCTACTTATGTTAAATTTGCAGTAATTGAACCTATGGTATTACCAGAAGGGTTCTACGACAAAGAAACAAATCCAGAAAATAAGAGTTTGATTAGAGAGTTGTCTATTGACAGATTTACAAAACCTGTCATTGCTGATAAAGAGACTAAAGTAGATGATCTATCTACTATGAACAGTTCTCCAGCAGACGATCTGCCGTTCTAAGATAACTTGAGAAAATAGTCGCTACCTAGAGCATAAGCTAGGAATACGTAGGTTAGTGTACCGCACTATGAAAAATGAGTGAATACGAAATAGTACACAACCTACGTTTTATACCGAAGTATAACAAATTGGGTTACGTATAAGGTTAATTGCTTATATGACGTGGTTCGAGTCCCGTTGCTTTGACAATAAATAATATATCATATGATTTACGATACAACAAAAGTAAAAGATACATTTAATATCACTCTAGATTGGATTCTTTCTAGAGTAAGTGAGTATGATATATATGCAGCGTATATAGGTAATTTTAAAGTAGGAATGATCTACAATTCTCCATTGAGAAAAGACAAAACTCCTTCGTTTGGATGCTTTTATAGTAGAAAAACAAAACAGTTATTGTTTAAGGATCATGGAACAGGTCAGTGTGGAAATGTAATAAAGTTTATAAAACTTTATACAGGTATAACTAATTACTCGGATATACTTAAAGATATTGTTGAAAGACTTAAAATTACTAACGATACGCAACTCGTTAGCTCTAAGCAATATATACCGTCAACTGAAACAGTAATTGGTGTTGTACGTCAGGAATTTACTGAAACTGACATCAATTACTGGAAGCAGTTTAATATTACGGTAGAAACTCTAAGAAAATTTGGAGTAAGTAGTATAAAGTACTACCTATGTAATGGCATAGTAAAAAGCATTTATAAAGAAGATAATCCTATGTATGCTTATAAGGTATACAATCATTTTAAGATATATAAACCTTTAGCAGACAAATATACGAAGTGGCGTAATAACCTTACTGAATACGATATTCAAGGTTATAAGCAACTACCGAAGAAAGGTGATATCCTAATAATTACTAAGAGTATGAAGGATGTCATGTGTCTATATGAAATGGGAATACCTGCCATTTCGCCTTCATCTGAATCAACATTTATTCCGAACGATGTCTTAGAGCACCTAAAGAAGCGTTTTAAACGCATTATTATAATGTTCGATAGAGATGAAGCTGGAGTGAAATATCTCCGTAAAATGAGCCAAAAAACAGGCTTGGAAGGTATGTTAGTCCATAAAAGATTTAAAGCAAAAGATATATCTGATGCTATTAAAGCTAATGGATTTGAAAAAGTAAAGAACTGGTTAACAAAACAATTATGAGTAAAACAGATAAATTTTCTTACGCGTTAAGTAAACTTGTAGCATTTCCATTTAAACTAGTAGGGAACACATTTATTGCATTAGGTCTTACATTAAGTATAGGTATTAATGGAGTATTGTTTCCGAAAGATCTTGAGATAGCTGACAAAATTGCAGCAATACTTGGAGAATGTAAAGTAATTCTATCAGATATAGCAGATGAAGCAAAAGAAGAAATAGGGACGAGTAAAGAATGCAACTCCTAATGAATACGATGGAATAAAATTCCGAAGTAAACTGGAAACTTATACATATAAAAAGCTGAAAGAAGCAAAGATCTAGGCAGACTATGAGCAGCACAGATACGAACTTCTTCCAGCTTTTACTTTTGGAAACAAAAGATACAGACCGATGACCTATTTACCAGACTTTGTTGGTAAAGGTTTCGTGATTGAATGTAAAGGCTTCCCTAATGAGGCGTGGCCTTTGCGTGAAAAGTTATTTAACTATTATTTGTACACACATGAACCTAAAACAGCGTTCTATGTTGTACATACGTAGAAACAAGTCGATGAGTTAATCGACAAACTAAAAACATAAAAACAGAAGTTATGGCAGAATTTATTAAAGTAGGTAATGAGATCACAGTTAAACCAAAGTTAGAAGGATTAGCATATGAACTTATTAAAGGTAAAGTATATGATCTGAAGTACAATCGTATGGAAGGAAAATCTTATTTAGTAGAAAATGGTGATTTGAATATGCCAAAGAAACTGTATAAGCTAGATGAGGATAATAACTTTATTAACCGTGTGCTTACTTATTTCAATTCTGAAAGTTCTAACCAAACAACAGGTGTATTACTTGCTGGTACTAAAGGTACAGGCAAAACAATGCTCTCTAAACGTATTGCCTTAGAAAGTAATCTACCTATCATTGTTGTTGCAACTGACTACCCTGCTGATAAACTAAGTGTGTTCTTCAAAAACTTTACTACTCCTGTAGTAATCATGTTTGATGAGATTGAGAAGAACGATTATTGGTGGGAAACTAAGGATCTATTAGGATTCCTAGATGGAGTAGAGTCAACAGCAAAGAAACTTGTATTAATGACTTGTAATAGAGCAGAAAAGATAGACGAAAACTTCTTTGATAGATGCTCACGTGTTCGTTACTTCAAACAGTATGAAGCTAATTCTAACTCTGTATTTGTACGCTATATGGCAGAAGATAAAGGAGTTAAGAATATAGATGAAGTTGTGAACTTCATTAACAAATATATGAAAGTAAAATCATTTGATAATATTTCTGCATTCTTAGATGAAGTTGTTCTCTTTGAAGATATACCTTTAACTCAAATAGCTAAAGATATGAATATTTCTACTGAAAAAATAAAAGAAGAGAACAAAGTATCTACTCAGGATGATACACAGTCATCTGATATGGATGAAGTATGTATCGAAATAATGGAGAATAAGATTTTGAATCCACTTTAATTATGATTTTATTTCTAATGATAGTCATATACAAGATGTCTAAACATATCCGTCAGGATATAGAAGACGAGATCCCATGGAATACAAACATGGAAGTTGAAACCGATTTATATTTAGCAGCATGAAAATAGAGATTCCGTATTATGAAGATAACACGCGAATATCAAATTCAGCAATAGGGTGGTTCTTAAAGAAAGGACCACGTTACCTCAAGGATATGCTTGACGGTAAAGAAGAAGGTATAAGTGCTAAGTATCTTGATAAAGGTACTATGATACATATGTATCTTCTTCAGCCAGATGAGTTCTGGCATAATTATATTGTTATTGATTATGAAAAGCCTAAAACGGCACAACAAACAGCATTCTGTGAACGTTATCATTCATCTGCGGAAATAGTAGAAGAAGATAAGCTTCTAGATGCATATAAGTTTGCATATTCTGGTAACAATATGTCTAGAGATGCTATGTTAAAGAAAGCAAAGGAGTTACAACTCAAGTTTGCTGAATATATAGAAGCTCTAAAGAAAACAGATCTATATACGATTATATCGTTTGCAGATTTAAATATGCTTAAGAATATTAAAGATAATATTGAAAAGCATATAAAAGCAGATGAACTGCTTACAGACCAACCAGGTATGGAATGTCATAACGAGTTTCATATAAACTGGGAGGCAGAGAAACAAGGAGTATCTTGTAAGTCGCTATTAGATAGGGTTAAGATTGATCATGCTAATAGAAAGATTATTCTTATTGACTTAAAAACAACAGCAGATGTCTATAATTTTAAGCATTCTGTAGAAGAATACGATTACTATAGACAGATAGCTTTCTATATTCTTGCTCTTACATGGTATATGAAAGATCAAGGTTATGATATAGAAGATTATGATTTAGAAGCGTATATTGTTGCTATCCAAAGTAATGGTAATAATGAAGTACGTGTATTTAATATGTTAAACGAAAAAGAGTTATTGGACCGTAAAGACCTAATAGCAAATACTTTAACAGAAATCTCATATCATTATCAGACAGGAAATTGGGACCATACTCGTAAATATTACGAAGGTGATGGAACTGAAGAACTATAAAAATCTAAAACAATTAAAAGGCTCTGATGAGAGCACTATTGAAGCTATGTATAACAATGTTATTGTTGATAATGCTGAAGAAGAAGCAAAGTATTCTACAGTAGAAGTAGATGGAGAAGATTGTGTAGAAGATGGAATTGACGCCTGAAATAATTCTACTATCTCCTAGAGTATTAAGTAAAAGGAACCCCTTAGAACATAAGTCATTCAAAGGACTATATACTAGTCTTTACGACGAATATTCTAAGGGTTTTATTTATTTAGACTACGTATTCAACAATATTGAAGAAGAAAAAGATATCGAAGGTTGGCTTACTTGTGAAAAAACATATTTCAATAAGAGAATCTTCAATATTAATTCAAGTAAACATACTATATTTACTTTAAAATCTGAAGATAGTAGAGAACTAGAAGATTATAAACAAACTGGTAATCTAGGTTTTGGAATAACAGATTGGTATCCTATCTTTCAGTTTTGGGGAGATAGAACAAAAGATATAAAAGATACTGTTTATAATATGATAACAGATTTAGATAATAGGTTTGAATAAGAAAAGGGCTGTTGTGAAACAGCCCTATCTTTTTATTCTCCAAGTATCTACTTTTTATAATAATTTCTTTTACTTTGTATATCTTTTAATTCCTATATATTCCTAAATGGAGTAAGTTTTAAAAGGTTGCGCTCTTGTTCAGTCCATCCTTTATAAGCACCTCGTTTAATAGTAGCATCATAATAAGTTTCATCTAACCACCAATATTTAATTCTTTCATATAACAAACTAACAGGGTTAGAGAACAATTCAAACATATTACTAACATAGTCTGTAATAGCAGAAGGTGATTTGATAATAGATGCCATATCCAGAAGATTATATGGAGCTAGTGTTTCAAATTGCGATCTTATTATAGTATATGCCAGTAGTTGTTTAATGATGTTTTTCTTGTCATCGTCCGCTGATTGCTCTAATAGCGGTCTAAGAAACCAAACAAGACCTCCATATAATATACCTTCAAAAACCAATCTCGCCAAATTTTCTCTTACTAGAGGATCTTCTTGATTAAGTCTTTTATAAGTCTTAATTACGTTTTCATTGTTTTCTATAGCATTATCAAATAATCTTACTACAGTTTTGAATACTCCTTCTCTGTATCTCTAAGCTTGATAATCCCACTGTCTTGTCATTAACCATCTCTCTTGTAAAACAACCGGTAAATATTGTCTGTGCATCATAACAAACTATCCTGCCCAATTAGCCAAAATCACAGGCTTTTGTAAAGAAGTAAGCTACCCATCGGCTGATTGTGCTAGAGTTTTGGCAATATAAGCTATTTTATTCATAGCCTCATCTACTGCTTTCTAGTTTGTTTTATCTTTTGCTACCATTTTACCACCTACAAATTCTACAGCATCATAGAATGAAGTTTTATTTCCTAGATTCCAATCCATGTAATCGCCGGGAGCATAAGTAGGAAGTTTATGTTTTCTTTTATATTCCTCTCTACTCATAAAAATTTTTTTACCGCCTTCTTCTACTAGCTTAAAATTATGCATAACAGAAGCAAGAATCTATCCTTTTACTACATGATCCATTAATGAATATGGACCAAATGCCCAATGTTTAGTGACAGCATTAACTAATTGCATTCTGTTTGTAGCATTTGGATTAATTTCTGCACCTATTTCGAAAAGTTCCATAGCTTGAGTTATGAATGTTTTTTTCCTAGAAACTCCCAGAACGTTCGATATAGCAAAAAATGAATCTGCTACAATATCAAAGAACGCATGACCAGCATCTATAGGATTGTAATATCTTTGTATTAACATATTTGTAATATGCTAATGTAAAGCTGTATAAGCACCTGTTAATGCACAAGCAAGATTTAAACCTAGATTTCTAAGAGTACCTAACATCTTAAGTATAGATAACATTTTTGTAATGTTAATTTCTCTTGGTTTACTTATATCATAAGTAAGTCCAAAAACATTACCTTTATACGGAATCAAGCCTAATACTTTTCCAGTAGGGTTATCTCCATATCTTACACTAACATCTTGAGTTTTTATATCATACAAATTCATGTCTATAAAGTTTTTGACGAATTTGTAAGTATTACTGTTTCCGGTTTTTTCCTCTCCTCTTTTGTTAGTGTACTTAATACCTTGTACGTATCTTTTTAATATTTCTATTCTAGGTTGTATTTGAGTTTTATTTTTCCAACTTTCACACGACTTATAGAACTATATTACTGAACCAACTAAATCAGCAGTTAAATACTCAGGATTATCTAATCTTTTAAGATAATATTGAGGTATTACATTTAATCTTTCTCCATTAGGCTTAGTGAGAGCTCTATTAAAACCAACATCATCATTTCTGCATGATATAAGATCTTTCCAATAATCAATAAACCCTTTAAATGCTCCAGATATATAATTTCTTTTCCAACCTGCATGTATATATTTTAACAAACTACCAGATTTCTGTGGAACTCTATAAGGATAAGTCTTATGCAGGTTAGTTAACTTATCGTTAGATTCTTTTATAGTATCTAAGATAGCTTGTCTAAGGTTCTTTAGAGCCTCATTATCCATTACTTTATGATAATTCTTACTATTATCATAAGACTCAACTATTTTACCATTTTCTATTACTTTAGATTTTGGTATCCAATATTCGTTCTGTAAATCTGGATACTTTTCCTAAGTCTCATAGTAAGATTTGTTATAGAATTTGGATTCTTTAGATACCTCTAGCCAGTTACTATTAGGAGCATATTCTATCAAACTTTTATCCTTTGGTACTACTTTTGTATACCATGCTTTTGGATTTTTAATGTCATAAGCATTAGCTTTTAGCCACATTTCAGCAGATTCTGGATCTTCTAATACTACATTATAGTAATACTTTTTAAGATCCCTATACCACTGTTCTGTTGGTATTGTCTCTGCAATGTCCTCAAATTTGGCATCTCCTTCTTGTATTTCAACTTTTTTGTTTTTTCTAATGATAGACATCTATCTAGACAATCTTTGTATAGCAGCTTTAGAATTAGCTGACATATGATCTATGTCTATATTACCCGTCATATCATCCCTATGTTGATTTAATATAGATCTGCGCCTTTCTTGTAGTTCTGCATATACAGGACCGTAATATTTTTTTTCTAGCTTTTCTAGTTTCTGATAAAACTCATCTTTATAGCGTACTTGAGAATTTCGTTCTAACCATTTCTGTTTTTGTTCTTTTGTCAGATTCGGATCAGCCATAATTTTAGCTTTTTCCTCCTCATATGCTTTACTATTCTTAGTCATAGTAAGACCTTCAGATAACTTCTTATTCAGTTCCTATAGTTCTTCAGCTATTTTGAGCTTCTCTCCTTGCTTTTTAATACCTGTAGTATCATATAAACTAGCCAGTTGTTTTTTCTCAAGTAAATAAGCTCTATATGTGTTATATTCCTTATCACTAAGTCTATCTAGATGTGCTATACCAACAGAATCTCTAGTCTTATCTACTAGCTGTCGTATTTTTAATTGAATCTCCTCTCTAGCTGCTACCGTACCTTCACTTAAATGATTAAACATATCATAATACTCTCTAGTATATCTTCTATCTGTATGTTTAGATAACCATTCATTTCTTCTCTTATTATACTCAATACGTAGCTGTCTGTTTTCTGGAGCTTTTATATCAGTAAGATCTACTCCTAATTCTGATGCTATTTTTTTCATAGCATTTGCATAATTCTTTTCAAACTTACCATAGTTTCTAGCTCGTACTATATAACCGGTAGTATTACCATCGTCATCTACTTCAAATAACATTCTCTGATTATATTTTCCAGCTTTACTAAGTAAATCCTCAAGTTTTCTTATAACCTAGTAGGTATTTCTATTTGTTTCTTCTTCTGCTTTATTAATCAAGTAGAATATTGTCTTAATAGAATCATTATTTATCTTATCACCAGCACCTATATAGTATGTAAGCCAAGCTATATCTCTCTAAGATGGTGATGGATTAGACATTGAATAGTCATAGATAGTTGAAGACTTTACTTCTAGACCTACTTGCTTTAAATTCTATCTAGCATTATCAGCTATCTTACCCTTTACTATAGAATAACCATCAGTAAGCATAGCTTGGTAGTCTTTAGCTCTTTTAAGCATTCTATCTAGTATATACTCACCACTACTATCTTTTCCTATTATTTCTCTATAGTTGTCTTTATATATTAATTGACTTACTATCTCATCTACTATATCATTATAGAAACCAAAGAAGTTCTGATCTAGATCATTCAACTTAGTATCATCTATGTCCAGTCCTTTTCTGCGGACATTAACGAGATATTCGAAGGTAGGTCGCAATTCAAATCTTAAATTAGCTAAAAATTCATTAATGTTATCTAAATCTGATTTAAGACCTTCACTAATATTTGCAATTAGCCATTCTGATTCTTTTTTTATCTTAGTTCTAAGTTCTGGGTCAGGATTAGTATTTACTTTTAATCTTGACTATAAACCTTTCAGTATCTTTACATTTATGCCTCTTAAAATACTATCTAGTTCTTCCTTTTCTTTAGAATTATAATTATCTTTTGTCTATTCTAATCCTATTTCTAAGTCATTGTAAGCCTAATCAACGCGTTCTCTTAAGTCTTTATCTGTGTCAAAAAAAGACTTAGCTTCTTCACTTAAAGAATCTTGTGATTGGTACTCTAATACCTACTAAGCAGTTGGTTCTATAGTTAAATCTTTATAAGTATTCTTAAAACCAATTAAAAAAACTTTAGATTTTTCTCGGATAGCCATTTTAGAATCATTGTTAAAATGACTTAAAAGATCCTAATATAACTTAGAATCTTTACCTTCACTATCAAACTCTAAGCCATAACCATTATTTTCAGATAAGACATAATAGGCAGCATCGTAGCTACCTAATATGTCAGTATACTCTTTTAACTATGCCTTTATTTCAGGCAATTCTGTTCTTAAACACGTCATGATTTCTTACAATGTTTTTTACGTTTTTTACCTTCTTCTTTAAGGTTATTCAGATACTCATTTACTTCTGTAATACCTGTTTCAGAGTCCTACAAGGATCCTATAATGTCATCTACCAACTCTGTAGAATCAAAATAGGATTCGTCAGGCATTGCATAATCTTCTCCAAATGTATCATTAGCTTCTTCAATTCCTCCTAACATTTGATCTATTTCACCAAAATCTTCTATTGTAGTAGAATTATCCGAAGTATCTACAAAACTTAAAGAAGGATCACTATCAATTGATTCTGGATCAGATTGTATTCCACTATCTCCAAATGATTCAATTAATTCATTTTGAAGTTCCTAATCTAGATTAAAGTATTCCTAAATATTGTCAATTTCAACGTTAGAATACTATTCGTCTCTAACGAACTGAGAATCTTTAATAGTTTTAGTATACTTATAAACTATATTGTCAATATCTTCAACGGTTTGTTTGATCATTGTGTCTGTAAACTTGTTATTTTCGAATGCAGATTGTTCTGTACCATTTTTATACAGTTCGTATATAGAACTCGCTCCATTATTGAAACCTAATTTGGGTATAGCAACGTAAACAATTCCAATAGTCTTACCATCTATATCTATTATCTATCCTGATCTCTGATATAATACTGAATTTGTAGATCTAGAACCTCCTATCTTTACAAACTTATTATTTTTGTTAATTTCTGATTTACCTACTGCTACAAATATAGTATTTATAGAACTATTAGTAGAGTCTTTGGCACTAGCTAAATATACTGTATTAGATTTAGATTCTTCGCCATATCTAACTTCTACTTTTGGAATATATAATGGTACCACATCGTTATCATTCCAATAATTTCTTACCATATTCAAATATATAGAATCAGTAAGTTCTTCCAGAGTAGAAGAATCTTGAATTATATCTATATCATTTCTTACTAATTTATACATAGCCTCCTTAATAGAATCCAAATAACCAATCTACTATTTGTATTCCATTGGAACGATATTAAAGAATGAATTAGGGGTTCTATTATCGTAACTAGACACAAAGGAGTATTTCACTAAATCTTCTGCAAATTCTCTAATAGTAACGTCGTCATTTGTAAGTAAATCATAGAATGCAGATCTTAATCTATCTTCATAGTATCTCGAATTATTTAATGAAGAAGTAGTTGTGACTATTTTGTTAGCTTTATTTTTGGCAGAAATAGTGATTCCTTGTAAATAATTTAATAACTCATTTGTTATATTACCCTGATCATCTACTAAAGTTACTATATTTGGATCTTGATTATTACTTCTAATATAATTTTTAATAGAATTTAGTCTACTAGCTATATTGTTTTTTCCGAAATTCATATTGCTTAGTTCTTCGTCTGACAATCTGAGATTAGTTCCAGCCATTACCACTTTAGCACGTATTATACTCTCCACTTTTTCGTTTATTTTTTTCACTAACTCTTTATTGCTAGAAGGTTTGTATAACTATAAGATGAGAGAATTGTTGATCTATTTTGGGTAATCACCTCCTCTTAATTTATGCATTATACTTGTGAATATAGTCTTATAACCATTGGTAGCTCCAAATACTTGAGTTTTAAGTATATTATTAGCTAAATCCATAGCATATACTAATTTTTTATTTAAGAATGTTTTATTAAAGTAATCCTCAAGTCCATTAAGATCCTCTCTACCTTCAGTATCAGGAGTAGAGAAATCCTATTGATGGTCTTTTATAAATGTCTAATATGAATTATAAAAGTTCTATAATTGAGTAATGTTATTACCATACTTTTTAGTATCTATCTGAGAACGTTGAACTAAGTCTGCCATAGTTTGAGCATCTCCACTTAATTCACTATAAGCTGTAAGTACGATTAACTACATTTTAATATCCTGTGGAGTTACCTAGCCTCTTCTAAATGCATCTAATGTACGAGACAATTTATCCTTGTCAAATGCTAATTTTTTATCTTCATCTGTTATCTTAAGAATAGATTCCTTATAAGACTATGATATAGGATAATTATTTAACATTTTAGTATATTTGTCTATCAGTCTACTAATTATAGTATTATCATACTACTGTTTAGATCCAATAGCACCATTATTAGCAATCTTAATATTAGCAAATTCCTTTAATATAGGTTGAGCTAAGAAGAAGAACGTATTTTCTCCCTTTCCACCACGTAACAATAAACTAGTCATATTATATGTTACTTGATTCACATTAAGTTTAATAATGTAAGGATCTTTAGCTACATCGACATGAGCATTAATCATTGCAGATAACCAGTCTAATATTTTGAAACCATCCTATCCATTGATTTCATCAAATTGACCAAGACCATAAATATTGTTATGTGAAAATTTCATATGTAGATGTGTGGCTTGAGTCAAGCAATGGTTAGTAGAGTTAAGAGCAAAAGGTGCTATACCAGCTTTACCCCAAGTATATTCCATCTTTCTATACTCTTGGAACGATGGCATTAATTCATACATATAATCTGCTTCTTTCATCTCATCTACACTTACTTTTGGAAGTATTTCCTTAGTAAGGATACCGGTTAATGTATCAATAGATGCTCTAGTTTCAGACAATGTTTTTTCATCAGATATTACTAGCGTATAACTATCTAACAATTTATTTATCAGAGCTCCTTTAGATTGGTCAGAATAGGTTTTAGCATCTTCTTTCCAAGTATATCTCTGATGCGTATTAGGATCATACGAATATGTAGCTATATACAATTTATCAATATCAAAGTCAGAACCAGTCATAGCAGTAAATTCATCAGGTACTACTATGGTATCTCCGGTCTATGCTGGTAAAACATCAGCTACTATGAAAGAGAAAGTAGATGACAAACCCTGAGTAGGTATACGATAACCTATACCATATGGATCACTTTGACTACCTATTATATTATTATCCAGCAACCATTTTCTTATTGCTACGTAACCCTATTCCTATACATCCTATGGTACTACATCTCTAAAGAAGTTAGTACTAAGCATTACTTCCATACTACCTCTTTTAGGATCAAAACTAAGTTTTTTGCCATCATTGAAAGGTCTAGTATCTTCGTTAGCATCTGTTATTACATCATTAGCTTTAAAACCAAATGATGCCATTTGAATAGCAGAACCTCCTGGAGTATTTACGTCTATTACTTCTTTATTTATTAAAGAAATTATTTTACTTTCAATCCAATTACGAACGCTAAGTGCTGCTATAGGAGCTTTAAAGTTACCCTTACTGTCAAGTTTTAATGCATCTATTATTTCTTGAGACATTCCATTTCCAGTAGCTTCTTCTACTAAATATCTAGACAAAGCAGCTTTATCTATAGAACCGTCTAATTTGAAGAATCTACCTTTCTTTTTCTTTCCATTGATAGTTCCTCCTTTTAAAGAAGTATAACCTAACGTAGACAATGCTTTAATACAACCAAATATATCCTTTTTTATTTGAGATCCAGATACATGCTTTCCTTTGTTATGACCATAGTATCTATCATCTACTACATTACCCATACCAATTTTTATCGCTTGAGTACCGAATGATCTATCTGTATGTTCATGTGGATCTGTACTAAGCTACAATCTTAACTGTTTAATATCTTGAATTCTAGTTGTTAATCCATCATTAAGTCTTTCAACGGCATTACCATTCGTAACTATCATAGTAGATGGCTTATTTAAGCCTTCTTTATTGAAACTTGTATTTCTGTTGTCATTATAGGCTTTGAACTTATCTTGAGGAGCACCGACCTTAACTGCAGATTCAAACAATAACATGTCTATCACACCCAATTCTTCATTATTCATTCTGTCATATAAATACTTATTATCCGCTTTGGCTAGTATCTTAAACATAGGGAATAATGCCATTTTATCGAATGTAGGTACATTTAATTTAGCTACAGAATCATAGTGATCACCAAAATACATCATCTTTAATGGTTTTATTGATGCTCTTAGAGCTTTACTATACAATTCTGGATTACTAAGAACATCATCTGAAGATTCTAGTATATTATATGCTTCTTCTATCTCAGGAGACCATTCTCCTAAAGCTTGCATAATTCTCTTATACATAGCTGGTCTAATATATACAGCAGCATCTGCTTGATTTATATTGCCACTATTATTCTCATCATCATATGCATAAGGATTTGCAGCTTTCTCAGATTGCTTATCAACAAATTTCTTGGAATCATCAGATAAACTATCGTAAGATTCTTGTATTCTATCTTCATTCTTAGTAGCATCAAACAGCTATTTATCTGTCATGTCTGGATGCTCTTTCTGTAACATAGTTCTTATGAAAGATGCTCTAAATATCTATTTCAATGAATCGTGATATTCAGACCCTATATTGTTATCCTACATAACAGCACTAACGAATTTAGTATCATTTCGTGGATCTCCTTCTCCCCAGTATGTTCTGAGATTAGTACCAGTAGATAATACAGAAGATAAACGTTTGATTTTATCCACATCTCTCTGGAATATACCTACTTCTTTACTAGATTTCCACTTATAAAAAGCAGGATCTCCAACAAAACATTTTTCTACTTCTTCTATAGATATTGCGTAATTAACTGTAAAGTTTGCTATTATGCTGTATATTGCATCATTTGTATTTATTGTATCATTTAACGATTTAAACTATTTCTTATACTCAGAGTATATATTGGTTGGTAGATTCCCAGCAGAAAAATTTCCATTTTCATCTATAGAAATTACTCCTAATTTAACAGCCTCTTCTATTTCTTGATCCACTCTTCTTAATAACATTCTATTAAGAATATCATACATATTAGAGACATCCTCTATAAATAATCTTCTAATATTTTCTAAAGTTTCATTAATCAATTTTGGATCATTACTTTCTTCGGCAGATTGTAATAAGGCATTCAATGAATGAATCTCTCCATCAGGCATTACTATTTGATTAAAATATCTAAATCTACCTCCATTTCCGCCAGGTTTCATTTTACCATCTTTTCCTATTTTACCATGATAATTAGAGTAATATCTTGATCTACCCTATTCTACATCAGATTTTGTATTATAGTACTTAGTAATAGCATTAAATTCATCTACAAAGTAATTATAGAAAATTTTAAGAGTGTTTCTATTAAATTTCCTGAGTTGTGGTATTTCTTCAGAAATTCCTCCTTCTTTATCTGGTTTCACATATACAGATGCTAGATAATTCTTAGGTAACTCAATTCCTTCAATACTGTACCAAGTTTTTTTATCGGACATGGTAGGGAGTACTATTCTACTGTTTTCTGCCAACACTAACTTTGTTATATAATCTTCCAATGGAGTAATTCCAAAATAATCTCTACTAGTATCTGTAAGTTGATCTTCTATAGCTAAGAGAGTGTGTAATTTCAACTTAGGTTTATTCTTACCTGAGAGTGCTTTAACAATTAAACTATTTTTACAATAAGGTGTGTTACTTAAATTCTATAATTTACCATATGCGTTGGTATTTAACCATCTAATTTGATCTGACATGTAATTATTCTAAGTAATCGGATACACTAAACTGCCATCAGCTCCGGTTACACTAAATTCTTCCGGAGTAGGGTGAGTTTCTCCGTAAGCAATAGCCATAAGATTCATTACACTGTTTGGATCATAATAGTTAAATATTTTATCTGCACTAATAGTGATCCCTTTGAATTTGGTTTCTAAGGATTTATTGGATGCCATAGCTCGTATATTAGCATATACTGAATGTAATATTGAGTTTATAGCAGAACCACTTCTAGAATCTGTGTTTTTAGTTCTAAATATTAAGTTAAAAGCATCTACTCCATCTATTCCTGTAGATTCTTTAGTGCTAATGCTACCCAATAAATAAGTAAGGGCATCGTTATCAAAATTAATACCTAAATCATTGACTAAATTTAAAAAATCATTCTTTGTTTCTTCAAATAACTATACATTATCAGAGGTACGTTTAGTTCTATATATTAAATCAAGATTAGAATCAATTTTATTTACCAGTTTTGTTATTTTATCCAGAGCTTTTGAATTTATAACAGATCTATTCTTACTGTCAGTAGTGATCATAGTGGATAACATGAAGTTTTCAGACCACTATGATGGGATCATAGCTATTTTACGTAGACTATCACTATCTAATACTTCCCACGTTCTCTTACCAAGAGCAGGATCAATATTAGCTGTAGATTTAATATCAATAGTATCCATACTATTCTTAGCACTCTGTATAGTAGTTAACAACTAAGTAATAGTATTTTCAGGAAGTGGATATTCAGGATTATCTATATAATCTCTGAGGGTAGCAAAGAACGGATCTGATTTTGCCAATCTTCTTACTTTTGATAACAAATCGTTCCAGTCATTAGAAGACCATAAATTTTCTAATATTTTATTCCAAGTAATATCAAATGGTTGTACTACATCCATATCAAAGATAGGATCTTTAATAGTATCTGTAATCTTTCCATCTTCTGTAAGAATAAATTTGCTTTTAGGAATAGAATAGAAGAACAACTTAGCATTAAATGCTACATTGGCTTTTTTACTTATTTCGTATGAATTTCTATCCCATATATTATCATAAATATCTCCAGTATCTTTAGACATCTATTCAGCAACTTCTGTTTCTTCTTTTTCAATACTCTTAATACCTAATTCTTGTAGAAAAGCTCTAATTTGTTTAGCAAATATTTCTTTATTCTTTAATACATCTTCTACTATTTGTTTATTAGTAGGATTCTCATCGTATACTCCATAATCGTAGTTATATTGTATTATATTAAATACGTCATCTAACTTCAAATTACGTATGTCATCCATAGTACGAATATTCAAAGTAGCAAGAGCTGTACTGCTCAATGATTCTATAATGTTGTACATAGTAGATGCATTAGTTATATGCGGTGTAGACTTTTGTTGAACATCTGATATACCAGGAGCATAATAATACATGCCTTCTGGATGTCTTTTAGCAAATTCTGATAGTATTTCCTGTCCGATAAACGGTTTACTATTTCTAAATTTACCAGATCTTATAGCTTGAAACAATGTCTACTATGCATTAAGTGGTCTATTACGGAAAGATGTAACAAGATTCCACAAAGCTTTGAAGAATTTTTTCATTCTATATATAGGGGAAATATTAGATTCATTTATCATATAGGTTCTGAATTCCTCTGCTAATACTTCTTCCATTTGATCTTTGGTATACCCTTTATACTCAGGATGAGCTTTTATATAATCCGAATATACCTAATTTCTCTATTCTTCACTAAGAATCAGTTGACTGACATAGTGAAATGCTTCGTGATATTCTATACCCTATCCAGCCTATTCAGACAAAACTATCTGTGGATTAAATTCTTTGAATATTCTATTAAAAGATACTTTCATTAAACCATATACTTCTGGAGCATCAGCCATTCTCATAACAGCTCCAGTAACAAATACGTTATCAATATCTAGACCTAATTTATCTTTTAACCATTTTCTAGCCTTCTATTCATCAAACTTACCTCTTCCTTTTGTAGTAGAATAAAGACCTGAACTTTTCTTCAGTTTAGCTACAATTGGATTATGACTTGGCAGCATTACAGTAGTACCATCTTCTTTAAGGATATATTCCCATTTTGGTTTAGGAGTAAGACCCATAGACAATACTTCATCTTTAGATAGAAGTTTGTCTTTAGAAGATGGCTTACTAGCTGGAGTTATCGCTTCTTGTTTTACTTCAGTATCTTGTGTACTTTCAGCAGGTACGTTATCTTTTCTAGGAGTTTCTGTAGTAGTAGGTCCAGTTATAGTAGGAGTAACCGGAGTAGGATCTCCTACTTCTTGCGCTCCATCTGCATATATAAAAGGATCTTTAAATGCCTGTTCTCCTACACTAGTTTTTATTACTTGATGATTAATCATCCAAGACATTAATATAGGGGCTTCTTCATGAGCTCTAACTACTTCTCCTTTATCGTTCTTGGTAAGTCCTAGATCCTACATAGTGAATATCAGATCATCACAGTTTAGTACTCTATAATAATCTGTTTTATATTCATTCATGTATTCTATTGCAGTTTCTACAATGCTATCCGGAATAGGATCTTGCATCATTTTTTTATCAGTATTCCAGTGTATGTTATTAGAAATATCTCTAATAGTCTACCATGCTTCTGCTTCTGAGAATACAGATTGATTCTTAGCATCTTTTACTCTAAGATATTTGGTAGTATAGATACCCTCTGGAGTTCTACTTCCGTACATTAAAAAGGTTTCTCCTTTTTCGTTCTGAAATGTGTGTAAAGTTTTTCTAACATAAAATGATAATTTTTCTACACGAGAATCCCCCAAAGTAATAGTAGATGGTCCATGATTACACAAGATATTTAATACGTCTTTATATACCTATTGATTACTAATTTGCAAAGTGTCTGTGACTAACCTAAATACTAGTTCCGCACTAGTAAGGGGTATACGTTTGCCGTTATCGTCATATTTTGCTTTACCATTAGGAGTATAAGATGTAACAAGGGTGCTAGATCCTCCTGGTATGAAATGTCTTTTCTCAGATAACATAATTGGAGCACTAACTCTCTAAGATGGAGTATTGGCTACTTTTGGAATTATGTATAATTTACCAGCATATCCCGTTCCCTAAGCACTTGTCTTAGTAGAACCATCAAACTGTACTATAGTAAATGCATCTGCCGGATCAAGAGGAAAAGGACCTTTACCGTAACCAAACTCTACTTCTCCAGACAATATTTGATCACTCATTTCATATGGATCAACACTAAGTCCGAATTCAGGTACACTTGTTAATGATCTGTATATAGGATTATTACCGTCCTATTGGCTGTTTATAGAACCATTACTTTGTCGTAAATTTACTGGAACAATGCCATCTTGAGGAACAGTTGGTAAATTCACATTAGGATCATTAAAATAATTAGGAGCATATTTTCTTATATATTTACTAATTATCTCTCTTCTAAGTTCTCGTAATTTACGTACTTCCTCATGCTATTTGTATAATGGAACGTTCCATTTCATTATTTTTACTCTGGCTTTATCTGGAGTATACAATGCTGCATTATATATATATTTCTTACCGTTTACATTTTCTTCAATTATCATATGTACAGCAAGTCTATCTGCTGCATCTTTTTCTAATTTTCTAGTTTCTTTAGAATCTGTAACTATATAGTATACTTTCTATTTAGATAACCAACCAGGTATAGCTAACTTTTTAGACAATTCAGAACCAGGCATTCTAGTTCCATTGAATTTGACATCTATAGATTTACCTTTTATTTGGGTCTATATAGGCATTACTTCTGTGTTATCATACGCAAAGAAGAATGTAGAATGGATTCTATTAGTCTCTACTTTTTTCTTACTGTCTAAACCAGGACTCTTATCACTTTGACCTAATAGTTCTGCAGCTCTAGTAGTAGCTGCCAGATCTACAGAGTCTAGTTCTTCCATAGCATTTTGTAAAGCTAATTGACTATCTTCTATATGAGTTCCTAGAGATGGGTCTTCATTACCAACCCATACATCAGTTCCATCAGAATATACCATATTTGATGGTTCTTCTATCGTAATTGTTACATCCTATGTATTAGATCCATCGAATGACTCTGCTGTAACAATTACCTTAGTAGGTTCATCAGGCTATTTTGCAGTGGCTACCTCTATAGGCTAATCCGTTTTCTCTTCTTTATCTTGTTCTTCTACAGTAGGTTGTGGGGATTCATCAGCAACAGTAGATTCAATAACCTATTGTGGGGTTTGATCCTATGTATCAGGTTCTACACCATCTTCTACAACAATAGGTTGCCCATCTTCTACTTGCTCTAGTTTCGCTCTTATTGCATCTTCTTGCAGTACATCATCTGATACTCTATCTAATTCAGATGCTTCTGTCGGAGTGTCAGTTTCTACTCTATCCTCTGGAAGTATTCCTGTACTATCCTCCATCAATATCTTGTTAGGATCCTATTCTAAAGTATCCTCTAACATTCTATCTACATCCTCCTATGTAGATAACTATACTTCATCTACTGGTGGTTGTTCTTGAGTAGAAGAGTCTACAGAATCTACAGGGGCTTGAGCAGTTGTTCTGTTCTATTCTGTATGTTCTGTAGTAACATTTACTTCATCTGGAGTATCACTTTTTTCTCTATTTACTTGAGGTTTTATTTCAGGTTGGTCTATTACTTTTTCTTGAGTATCAGATTGTTCTTTATCATTAGCTAACTGTTCTGAAGTTTGTTCTCCGTCATTTTCAGCAGCTCTGTGCCCAGTCTCTTGCTCAATTTCAGTTTTAGCCTATGTTTCTTCTTGAATATCTCTTCTATTATTACTTAAAAATAAAGAATTGGCTAGAAATCTTTCAGTCTACTCTACATTAGCATCATTCTCTAGAGCACTCCATTGATCTTGAATAGTCTTATTATAGTAAGCAATTACTTGTTTCTTAGTTGGTTCTTCATCTGTACTATGCTGTTGTTTATATTTCTCAGAATATTTCTATAGTACGTTCTATTTATCTTCATCTGATAAATTGGAATATATAGGTTTACTTTCTACTAAATATCTATCCTTTGTAGATAGTCTACCTGTAGTATAAGCATTAAGCTATGCATTTAAACTGCTAAGAATACCAGTATTTAATGCATTTATAGCCATTTCTTGTTCTAATTCCTGTTTATTTCCGAAATCTGGAGCCTTAGACATTATATGGTCGATCCACTTATCTTTCTATCTTAAACTATTTTGTTCTCCTTGTAGATCTTTTAGTGAATCGTTTATGTACTTTAACATACCCTCTACACCAGTAGTAGATACCTATATTCCATATTCGTCCTTTAACTATTCCAAAGTCTTCTTTCTAGATGTAAGATCTTTTTTCAGATTAGTAAGAGTGTCTGTCAAGGTTCTAGAACTAACAGCATTTACTATTGATGATTTAAATTGCTGTTTTGTTATTGGTTCTGCATTCTATTTTCTTTGTGCATCAGCATAAGCTTCATATTCTGAATTTATAAATGAATTAAAATCATTTACATCTTCATTATTTATTATAGAGTTATTAATGTCACTTATACGTTTATCACTTTCGTTTTTAGCACTTGAAGCATCCTTCTATTTATCATAAAGGCTTACAGTAGTCTATACAAATCTCTCAAAAAATTTATCTTTTTTACGATCTACACCTATATCTTTTAGATTCTGATCAATAAGCTTATTTCTATAAATAGCAGATACATCTTTTGCAAGACGTATATCATCATCAATCATATCATCTGTAACACCTTCTGTTTTATACTTTTTGAAATCTTCTAAACTAGTAGTGAGGCTGTTGATATCTTTACCTTTTCTAGAGTAATCCAGAAATTGAGCTATTTTAAAGTTATTTTCGGCATTTTCGAAGCCTTTGGCAGCTAATGCTCTTACTACGTTATCTCCTTGTAATTGATGTCTGATATCATTGATATTGGTTAGACTTGCTCCACTTCCCATAAGAGCTCCGATAAATCCTCCAATACCCATCTCTATCTTTAATTGTTCATCAGTGTTATATTTATCATCCCAGTGCATACCTCTATATGCTAAATTAGCTTCTAAAGCCAATCTACCAGCTGTGGCAGCACCTCTAAATATATTATATGTATCTGGTACCTATGCATTATCAGGAAGATCCTAATACCATCTTCCCATCATTCCTTGCTATCCTTCTTCAGTACTTTCAAACAACCATCTCTTACCCAAAGCTAATGCCATATCTGTTCCAGCGTCTCTAACATGTTTAGCCTTCATTCTAGTCACCGGACTTTTCATAAGTTTAACTGCAGCTTTATCTATCTTTGAGTTAAGTTTAGACAAAAGAGCAGCAGTTGTTTTGTTTTTAGTAGCCAAATCTACAGCTTTGTTCATTATAGCTTTGAACCCTATAGACTTATTCAACAACTTACCACCATAACTTAAACCTAAGTTTTCAGCATAATCACCTAGAGCTAAAGCGTTGTTAGTCTCTTCTAGCTATGTTAAACCTTTGCGAGCATCTTTGGCAAAAGTATTGTAGTTATTATCTTTAGTAGGTATATTGTAAGCTAAACCAAACTACAACGTTTCCATTTCATCCATCTTATCAGTATCATAACCCATAGCTTTCAAACCAGCTATATAGTCGTTCAATACTGTAGATAAGTCAAATTTACCATCAGCTGCAGCAGTTGCTAGTTTTTCAACATAGTTAGACATTATTTCTCCTGCAGTTTCTTTATGTCTAAAATACTGTGTGAACAGAGAGTTAACAACAGCTTCCCCAGCAGCCCAAGCTAATGGACTACCTCCTAATTTGGTACCATATTTTATACCAAGTGCAGTAAGCATTTGCCACCCCATACCTTGTAATTCTGAGGCACTACTACCAATGTGTAATAAACCATACTACCATGTAGAGGGATCTAAAGCAGATATTTGAACTTCACTACGTTTTCTATCAAGTACAGGATCTATAGTATCTGGATTATAAAACAGAGGCATTGGTACTACTCCAAATAATGGATCATGTAACCAGTGTGCTGTTTTCAAACTCTATTGTTTATCTTTAAGCTCTGTAGATTTACTATCGTATTCTAACTTAGCATCATCTAATTGCTTCTGTAGATTGGCAGCTTTTACTTCTAATTGACTTAACGCAGCAGGGTTATTCTATGTAAAATCTATATTATTCTGTTTCCAAGATAAGTCTGCATAATAAGCCCATAATTTTCCTTCTGCTAGTTGATTTCTTACTGTAGAAGCTTCTATTGTTCTACTTGGCAATAAAGGATTTACAGACTCTGTTACAGCTCCATAGAATACATTGCTTAGATAAGGGTTAGTCTTAGCTTTTTCTTTTATATCTTCCTGTAATTTCAATAACTCTTCAAGTTTCTGTTGTGAGGCTTGAATGAGATCTGTATTCTATGGGTTAGCTTTTAATTGATTTTGGAGTTGTATATACTCTTTCTAACCCTATATATAATTCTGCGCTTCTTCAATCTCTGGTAACCACTTACCTTCAGTGTCCATTAATTCTTTCTACCTAGAAGTAACATTTAAAGACAAAGCGTCTCTGGTATTTATATTAAGAGCTTGTTCTGCTAATGTAGTAGTCTTTCCGGATGAATCTTTTGTTGGTTTAAACAATTCGTAGGCAGCCTTACTACTACCTACTATAGCAGTAGGTATAGGATTGGTCATAAAAGCAACTGCCTTATTTACAGCCTCTAATCCTTTTCTAAAAGAACTATAATCAGATTCATCATTTGATTCTGTAGTATCTGTATCCTATTCCTAAGTAGATGGAACATATTCATCATCTATATGTCCATAATCTCCAGTACCAAATTGACTATCGCTAGTTCTATTTATTATTGATAAAAAATCGTCAGAAAATTTCATAAGTTATTATATTAAAGGTTTTCTTCCTAAGATAACATATCTTGTATATCTTGTGTTTTTGTTTGTATTCCAAGATTCTTGTCCATCCAAGCTGCATCAGAAGTTATAGCAGCTTCTCCACTTCTAGGTAATTGCTGTAGTACAGTAATTCTGATAGTTTTTACAGGAGTACTTGAAGATGTGGTAGTACTCTCTAAATTTCCTCTATTGTCATATCTTTCTGTAGTTTTAGGACCTGCATCCACAGTTACTGGAGTACCCAAAGCTGATAATGATTTTCTGTCTATTCTGGCTTTTAATAATTGATCTTCTGGAATGTATGCATGTTTTACTACATATATATCATTACCGTCAGATATCATTCTCTAATCAGAAGATATTTTAAAGTTAGAGAAATTATTTCCATCATTCCACAGACTAATAAACTTCTATAATCCTTTGTCAGCATCTTTTCCAATTGTATTATATACTAATTCTTTGGCTAACTTAAAGTTTGAACTATTATTTGCTGTGTAGAAACCATCTTTATCCTATTTTCCTGTAGTACCATAAGCCGCATACTTATCAGAAGCTTCATAGCTTATAGGAGTAGACATAAGATCAATCACAGCATTTTCTGCAGTACTTCTTCTTCTTGTATCTTTTAGTACCTGATCGTAGTAATTTTTCATTTTACTTTCTACATAACCTGGATTTTTAAGATTAAGAACCTCTTGTTGCTTTTCAGGAGAAAGGGCTTTAAAACCTTGTTCTGCAAATGCATCCACTTCCTATGGAGTAAGATTGGTAAACTTAAGTAAGTGATTCCTGGTAGCATCTGATTCTAGTACTCTGGTAAGATTGAGTAAATTATTGGCAGTATTAGCAGCAGACGCATACTTGCGTTGTAACCTCATATTTTCTATAGCCATAGGATCTCTATCGGCTTTATTCCATGTATACTCTCTACCTGCAGTATATATCTCATTAAGTAATTGTTGTTGAGCCTGTTCAGGATTAAGACCCATCTTCTAATATGTCTCTAGATATTTCTAGTACTGAGGAGTATTCTGTATACTTGACAAATTTTTCTGTAGTTGAGCATCTGTCATTTCATCAGTAACACCATTCCATAAGAATCCATTCTTAGCACCAAGGAATTCCCCTTTCAAGTTATTAACATAAGGTTCTACGAGTTCACGTACAGACATATATGGTAATGGAGCAATATCGTCAAATATCTTACTATTTACTGTATCATAGTTAGCAAAGTCTACATCATGCCATAATGGGTTAAATCTATTCTCTAACATGAGTTTTTGATTAACCTCCTGACGTTTCAGCATTGCATCTCTACTAGATCTCAAATTACTCAAAGTACCATAATCTACACTATTTATCATAGACTATAATTGAGATCTAAACGCTGCGTCTTTCAAAGCATCAGGATTAGACACCATTTGATTAATAGCATTCTGGAAATCCTATCTACCTATAGTAAGATCATAATATCTCTGTGTATCTATCTAAGACGGTGATTGGAACTCACCGAATTTCTACAGTTGAGTTCCAAACTATTGAGCTGCCTCGTCTACAGCAGCTTTCTATGCTGCACCTATTCTATATAATTCTCCAAAATTAATAGGTACATAAGTATTTATAAATTGAGCCTATGCGGCTTGATCATACATATTTGCTGCCATAATTATCCTTTCTTAAATTTTTTCATAAATGATGCAAAATCTTTAGAACTATAACCAGCTTCAAGAAATGGTCCATACATATCTAACATAGCCATATCTCTACTTTTCTGATTCTTCATTAACTGTTTATTCTGAGCATACTGACTCAATTGACTTAAAGCTGTTCTCTGAATGTTTCTAGCAACAGCTCTACTTTTAGCATTCATGTCTACAGCCATATTAGTAGCCTGTACTCTCTGTTGTCCTAAGTTATTTAAAGTATTGGCATATTCTCCTGCATACTGATTGTTAACATTACTAGCAGTAGAATATAAATCTGCAATAGCCTTATTAGCTGCTATCTAACTCTACAGTCTATACGCCAAATTAGCTCCAGTATTAGGATTATAATTAGCAGCATTATAATTACTTATAGATCTATTTTCTCTAATAGCTCTCTTAGCTGGACTAATATCAAATTTACGATTAGCCATAGTAGATCTAATTTGTGATTCGTAAGGATTATATGTAGCATTAAACTATTCTGGTCTTGCATACATATTTGATATAGTCGGAGCTAACGCTGAAATATCAGTAAGTATATCATTTATACTATGTGGCCAGTTTTTGTTATCTGTTGGATTACTACTTGAATTATCTGTGGTATTAGTAGTTCTTGTTGTAGCTATATAAGGAGCTACTTCGTCTCCTACTCTTGACATAGTCTCTTCACTGAGATCCAATTCATTATTTACAGGCTCTATCAAAGTATTCTTTTTAGAAGAAGGCATTCTAGTAATACCAGTAGTTTTTCTAGTTCCTGTTGTAACTGTTGCAGGAGGTGTTGATACATTTGTTATTGCCTACTCTGCACTAGTTGATCTAGGAGATCCTGTCGCAGATAACAACCAATACGGTACTCCACCTCTCCATTCTCCGCTGTTTACTAAAGCATCAGATGCTAATGTCTTAGCAGCAAGAGAAGAGGCATTTGTAAAGTAATTAGGAACAGATCTTCTAGATACAGCTATTTGTTCATCAGGCACTCTAGAATAAACTTCATTGTTCAGATCAATGTTGTTTTCTATTAACTAAGGAGCTTTTCTAACGTACTTACTGGGTTTATATTCATTTCTCGGAAACACTGTATCTAATTTAGCTTGAGGCTGTATATCATATAAATTACCAATTGATTCCCCATTATATGGAGTATAGGTTCCTGTTTTACTATCTTTTATCCATTTTCTTCCAGCCCTAGTAATAATATCACCGTTTGCAGCAGCTTGTATCCCATTCTTGGTTTTTCTACTTACTTTAGTGCCTTCCTATATAGCAAACAATTTATTGTAAATAGCCTAATCATTCATCTCATTAAGCATTGCAGCATTCTCTGCATACTTATCTGTTCTATTTGTTTTCTTTTTTGACATTAATCTCTTACCCATCTGCGCAAATGTTTCTTTACTTCCTGGTACTTTTCTTTTATCACTAAGTATTCTAGTACCTTCTGGCAGATCAACCAAATTACTATCTGTAGGTTTACCTTCTTCTGGCACTTCTGCAATGACTCCTTGTGGAGTATTAAGTAATTCACCGTCATCTACATATGCTAAACTACTGGTCATTCCTCCTTGTGCCATTGTTTGTATATCATTATCATAATCGTCGTAAAACTCCTGTTCATTAATACTTCCCATCTACAAACTAGCCTAATTACTTCTAGCATTAGATTGTGCCTATTCAGCCTAACGACGTAGCTTTCTCCTGTTCCTAGCACCTCCTCTAATACCTGTACCATATTTGATATCAACAGTATCATCATATGGATTCTTAGATACAGATACAGAGCCTTTCTTACCAGTAATACCAGAAGCTAATCCAGCTACACCACCTACTATAGCACCAACAGGACCACCAACTGCAAAACCCGCAGCTGCTCCTTTAGCAGTACCAGATATAGTACCCATTGCTGTTTGCATTCTAGATTCACTTACAGTAGAAGCTGTAGCAGGACCTGTAACATTGCTGATCATTGAATTAATTGCATCGCCAGCTTGACCTATTCCAGCCATACCACCACCTCCAGATCCACCAGATCCTCCAAACATATTTGCAAAATTACTAGATTGCAAAAAATTAGCAGAACTAGTAGGTTTAGCATTACCAGGAGCATATGCCTATACTGACTGTGGAGCTGTTAATTGTGTAGGTAGCTGAGAATTGAAATCGGTTCGCATATATGGTGTCATGCCTCCACCTACATATTTTTTTCTTTTATTTATCTTTTTCATATCATTGAATATCTATATGTCGTGTTTATATTAGGGAGTCTGAAATTGTGTTGATCATTGCAATTAATAATATAATCACATATCATATACTTACCTTTCATTCTACCAGGAAGAGACATGTCATCTGCACTAGTTTTCTCCCTACCAACAGCAAACCTAAATGTATCTTCTCGCTGTTCTATTGGATTATTTACTTCTGTATTATCTTTAAATATAGTTCCTTCTTGAGTCTTTGTAGTGAATTTAATAACTTGCATCATCTTTCTAACATCGTCAAATTCTCCACTAAAGAACACATTATCAAACGTCTTAGTTAACAACGGATCTTTATTAATTACTATCTATAATCTAGACTTTAATTCATTTAACGGAAAATCTGCGCTTTCTTTTATTATCTAGTCCTTAATATACAAGAGTTTGTCTGGGAATGATAAATAGTTATCTGGATTAAATGTTCTAAACGAAGAGAACTATTGAATTTGTTCATCATAAGTAAGCACTTTATCTTCAAATCCCATCTGTACTTCATTAAACTTAGGATCATATATACTTACTTTCGCTTTTTGTTTATCTGTATTTAACCAAGATTGAACACTCTTAGCTTTAGATAATTTCTATACTCCATTACCATATGAACATATTTCATTCTTGCTATCATCATACCAGTATAAACCATTAGGACTAGTTACAATACTCTTATCGTTTGGTGTATCAGATCCATTAGATGTAGTTAAATAGTCATATCTATCCAATACACCACCAGTACCTAATACTAGAGGAGCTTGATTGTTATCTGTTATAAGTGATCTATCGTTTACAAATGCTATTCCTACGGCATCTTTCTACCAGAATAATAACTGATTATTAAACTGCTTTAAGTTTGTAATATCTCCATGAGATGAATCTACATCAAGATAATCTGCTGGTTTAAATGATGTCCAACTATCTGATATCTCATTAGCAGTCTTAGTACCAGAGTATCTAATTCTATTACCAGACCGCAAATTGCTAATAGAGTAATTAGAATCTGTTACATACATCTAAGCATCTGGCTATCTAGAGTAGGCATCATTATATGCAAAATATGGTTTACTCTATGTATGACCACCATATGATGCACCAGAGATAGATAATGATAAGTACGGGTCTACATAATCTAGATCACTAGATCCAACTCTAGATGCAGAACTACCATACAATAAAGCGAGATTAATAGTAGTCTCAAAAGGAATATAGTCTGAAACTGTAACTCCACAATTCACATCAGGACTTTGTATACCTCCCCAGAATTGAGGAATATACATTACAGTTTTATGATCTAATACTCCTAAATAAGTATCACCACCAAATACTATAGCGTTACGATCAGATAAGTCATGATATGTATATGTGCTTATATAAGTAGAGTTGCTACGAGCACTATAAGTGTTTCCACTGTATGGTATATTGTTAGTTTTTATATTAACTACTGGTGTAGTAAATTGAGTATAATTAAACTCTCTAATAAGATCAGCAATAGTACCAGAAACTCTAGGACTCATAGGTTCTGTACCAGCTCTATCTATGTTTATATTCTGTTGTACACCTATATTATTGTTATCTCTAGTGACAACAACACAATTTCCATAGTAACCAGTCTTATTATATATTTCTTGATTATCCTATCTACCATTCATACTTACAGTAGCATTAAGATAAGTTTTACCAGATATAGAAGAATGTTTAGATGCTGCATCAGGCCAAGAGAATCCTTCCATTATAATAGGACTAACAGATTCATTTATATCAAATTTACCCCTAGTAGTTCCAAATCCAGTATAGTGAGCTATATATCTCTTTCCTATCAAATTAGTTATACCAGTCCACTCTGCTGCATTTCCTACCATGAATATATCATTAAAAGCCTCTGAACTAGAACTTGCTATTGAACCTACTCTAGAACTTTGGCTAGCGTATTCATTAGTAACTGCTACTCCACGTTTTACCTACTATGTTCTATTAGATTTAACGTAATAGCCATATGCTGTAGCTTGTCCACCAACAGAACTTATATGTTCTTTATGATTAGTTCTAGGATCTAATTTCAAACACATATCTGCTCTACAACCTTTGACACTCTTCGCCATGTCATCCTAATTAGCATCAATTTCTGGACTAATAAGTGTTGATATATAGTTGTCAACTCTTTCAGATACCATCCACTAGTAACTAGTATTTCCAATAATAGAATCAGTTATCTAACCTACTTTCTGCCAACTATTACCTAAAAACGTATATGGTCTTCTAGTATTCTCAGACGCTATATCATATTCTGCATCTCTAACAGAATGATATGGATATGATACAGTTCCAGATAATAGAGCTTGAGTTAATATAGTTCTATCTTCTTTTGTTCTATTACATCTTACTATTTGATATGCTTTAGCTCCATCAGGATAATTCTTTATTTTAAAGTTTATACCAATTGCTTTTCCATAAAGAGTAAGATCTTGTACATACCATGGACATGCTTCCCAACAATGAGGGAATTTAATATCTCCAATCCAATATACTGGAGTAGCAACATTTCTTTCATTAAAGAATACAATACCAAATCTATATACTTCATCTCTCTGATATCCTTTATACTTACTAGCAAAGTAAGGATCAGCATAATTTCTGAATCTGCTTATGCCGGATGCTCCTAGAGATATCTATGATACAGTAGAACCATTAAGATTGTTTATGGTAATCTTATCACTAGTAGTAACAGGAGTATTTATAGTAAGAGTATTTGTGAAGTTATCGTCTAGCATTACATCTGTAGTAACGAATTCATAGTCTATATTTAGACCAGTACCTCCTAACGTAGTACTACCAAACTAATACTTACATACATCTCTATTACTAAAATCAGGATCTTGACCATTATACGGATTAATACAGTCATGAGATTCTGGTATAGAACTCAAAGTACTATTAAGATTAGAATTTGTTACTATTACTTCTATATTCTGATCTTTACTAGAACCATTAAGTATTAACTTGTTACTGGCAGTAAATCTATATGATCTAGCATCGTATTGTGGTTTCCATGTAGATTCTTTGATATTAGCTGCGAACAATATATTATCCTTAGATTCTATAGTAGCCGCAGTAAATGTACTCTCTTGTATCTTATTAAACTCTTCTATAGTAATAGTATTTATTACATTACCACCAGTATCATTAAATATGTATTCATTCGTAGAAGATGATATTTCATTTTCTTGGAATACTTCAATCTAAGGATCTTCAGTAAAGTCATTATACTTTATACGAATTAACCTGATATTATCAAATAATCCTTCAGGTATATCATTTAATTTAACTTTAAAGTTAACGCTTTTACCAGAGTTTACATCCTTATTATTGCCCATATAGTTCTTCTATCCTCCTGATACTTCACTATTAGTAAGATGTATAGCATTACTAACTGGAGAGAAGTTAGTAGCAGAACCACGAATATTAAATAACTGATAAGAGTACTGTACTATACCGGTAGTCAGCGAACCTCCTCCCAATGATATTACTTCTGGTGCTCCGAGTAAAGTAGATATTTGTATATCCAACAGACTAGTATTCTTTAGATTACCATTAGAGTCTAGTAAAGGATTACCGTTAGGAGTTTGCATATATCTACCGTCCATTATATTAAGAGTCTTAATAGTCTGATCTGGAGAGGCTATATAGATTTTAATAATAGTAGCAGATTCATAGTTAGCTACTATTTTTACTTTAGAACTTACATTATAACCCAGTTCACCTTTGACTATTACTGTAGCTTTTAATGGTAGATCATCATAACCTTCTACTCTATATATTCTGCATATTTTAGTACCATCTACAGTAAGTATGACACCATACTTATCAATTGTAGTAGCAGCTAGTACTGTTTCATTGGGGTTCAAGAAGTCTCCTCCCTCTACCATTCTAGTATCCTATACATTCTGCAACACACCTGTGGTACCATCAGTATCAGTAATTACACGTACATTCTCCGCATATCTATACTGATTGTCTGGTATCATAGTTACATCTGTATCTAGATTCATACCACCAACGAAAGTATTTGTCTATAATGTATTAGTCATTATCTATTCCAATTATAAAGTATTTGTTCATCTCCTGTACTCTCAAAGAATGTATCATGATCTCTCATCTCAGTATAAGGTTTGTGCCATACATTCTTAATAGTTTCCAATTCATCTACAGTAGGCATCATAGCTTCTGCATATGCCTATCTACGGTAGAAGTTCCATGAGTTTCTCATATCGTAGTATATATTCTAATTCAGCTGTCCTTTTAAATATTTGGGATAAGACATCTTCATTGCTACATACCAGAATATAGCTTCAAAGTATGATGGTATATCAGGTATCATAGGCATACTGTCTTCATCAGTAATAATAGCATGGTATGATATTTTTAACCATCCACATGGTACATTAACAGTAATATATCCAGGTTTAGTAGAGTATTGTAAGCTTGTATTAAATGTAGCAGGATTACCTATAATAAGTCTGCCATTATTACTAGGTATAGTATATTGATTTACTAAAGCACTTAATGTCTACTTAACATTAACATCTTCATTAAGAATATCAATAGCTTCCTTATCTGTATTAACATTGAATATGTTCTTTACTAAAGGTATAAGTGCATTATCCTTTATTAACATTTTAGGATTACATTCACCACATTTCTTATATACACCAAAAGAGTTGGTAACCTTTCTCATTGGCAACCAACCACATCCGTTTTCAAAAGAAAACGCTACTTGATTTAATCTATATAAATCACAAGGTAATTTAGCTTGGTAATCTACTACCTATATGTTTGCTACTTTATGTTCTAACTGCTGTACTGCTCCTATCTTTTCCATCGCTTCACCGATCCATTCGCGTACATCAGTTATTCTTATTTCATCTTCTTTTAAATCCAAATCGGCTATGATCTTAGCTAACACAGCCTTTGAACTAATTAACTTATTATCTATCATAACCTTATTTGATTGTAGTATAATCGTGTTCTCTGTTCTTAATTATTTGAGCTAATCTACGTTTGTTTGCCCTAGAAGCTACAAACTAATATTTTGTCTTATTTGTTAGTAAACAATCCTTTTTACTCCATAAGAATCTAAACTTATAGTAATTACTGTGTTCATTAATGAAGTATACAGCTTTACCTTGTACTTTACTTTCATGATAGTCTATCCTAAGACTCTTGTTATCAAAGTTCTTAGGCTATCGTTTTACTATACTTAGATTTCCAAGTCTACACGGTAGTTTGAATTCTCTACTATTTTCCATTATCTCTTCTACGATATACTTAAAGTAATCTTCAACAATTTGTCTGTATGTTTTGTAATCAACATCATATACAGTTTCCCTTTCGATATAAGATAAGTAGAACTCATAGAAGTCGCTTATTGTATAAGATTTCTTCATTGCTATCTAACATTAATGTTCTACATATCATCTCTAGAGTTATTAGTTTCGTCTGACGGCATCTGATGCATGATATTCAATTCTTTAGTAAATATCATATCTTTGATTACAGGTATCATATGCGCAGGTGCAGGATATGAACTATCAGGATCGAAACATTCATTGATATCAGCAGGATTCTCAGCTATTACTCCTATCTCTACCCATTCGAGCTGGTGATCATTACCCGGATCTTCCACATACAATCTATTGTTTTTGATGTATGCTATATAGTCTCCGCAAGTATACTTTCTATACTTTTGATATTTCATCTTTGTTTCATTACCTAGCTGAATTAGATTGCCAGACATGTCCTTTACATATACTAGACCTGTTCTAAAATGAAAATCTATTAACTTTGGTAATTCTATGTCACTTCTATATTCTATATGACCTGCTGTACTATCTATTCTATCAATGTGTACACATGGAATAGTTTGGACATACATAGGATTTATATCTCTACCCTTATCTATGTCCTACTTGATGAGTACAGCTCTATAGTTGTGAATCCATTGTTCAATCTATATTCTACTTATATGTTCTGATTCAGCAACAGAACTATTGCGCAATTCAAGTAGAATATCATCAATAATAGTATTCAGTGTGTTTAATTTCATAATGCATTATTTATTAAATATCTTTATAACGTATTTAGATGCGTTCTAAGCCATTTTATAGGTGTAGTAGTACAATTGGTCAAGTAATATAATAGCGTTTGTCTAGAAGTCTTAAAATAAAAAAAGGCTAGTTATTAACTAGCCTCATTCATTGCTTTCTGCATATTCTATGGTAACATCTATTTCATCTAAGGTGGAACCATATTACTTGCCTGTTTTATTAAATCTTTAAGTTCTCTAACCTAATCTTGTAATTCCTATATTCTAGGATCTTCCTTTTCAGGTTCTTTCTCTGTATAATCTAACTACTTAAGTATAGCTTCACATTTGGTCATTTCCTCGTCATACCCAGCAACAGCTTCTTTTTTCGCTTTATATTCATTGTAACTAGATTTAACCATATTAACTATATGTTGTTTGTCTGTAGCTACAGTAAGACCTAGTTGAGTATCATTAATTAATGATTTGCCTTCCTCTACTGTTAACTTCTTTTGTTCACCACCACAACTTATAACTATGTCTACTAACTTCTTTCTATTCTAGTTAGGCATTGGAAACTACTATGGTGGTAGTGGTTCGTCATACACTTTAGATACACTTACTATATTACCAGCAAAGTAATTAGTACTCTTCTTAAATGTACCTATGATTTCTAATACATATATAGGATCGCCTATACTCAATTGCGAAAATGTTATCATAATAAGTATTTGTTTAAGGGCTCCGAAGAGCCCTTGTTAATATTAAGCTGCCTGTGCAGCTATGTTTGTAGGATATGCATTTACTAATTGATAAGTGTTATTACATTTATTATAGTAAATCAAATATCTGAAATTGAGTTGTAAGTCACCGGCTTGTACTTCTTCTTGTAATGCATTACGAAGCATGCTTTGAGTAGTATTGTTCTCTGCATTATCATCTGATAAACCAACTGGAAGAGAAGCGTCAGCTGTAGCAGATGCCTGTCTTACATCCAAGAAAAACAGTCCCTCTTTAGGTAAACTAAGGAATTCCTGATGATTTACATCATATCTTACTTCTGTAGTAGTAGCAGATACACCTGTAGTTCTAAGTACCGGTATACCAGAAATAGTATTCAATCTTCTGCGACGTCTACCGAAGAAGAACGGATTAAAAGGACCAAACGGGAATAGTGTTTGTTGTGTATTATAGAAAGGAAACATAATTACCTCCTTTCTTATTAGCAACCACAGTTGTTATAACCTACTCCGCAGTTTGCATAAGTATCACCAGCAAAAGCTCCATATGCAGCAGCTCTGAAAACTTCTGGATTATAAACAGACAGCTGAGGATATGGTACACTTACAGTGTTAGGAAGTTTGCACTTGATACCATCAACGTCAGATTGCAATGCATTTAACTTAGTAACAATAGGCGTAGTAGCCTGACTTATCATTGTACCAAATGTAGCAGTCTGATGTTCTTGACTTAACTGAGATACCAGTGTAGAATTTTTCTCACGCAGAGAGTCAATCTTGTCAAGTAGTGCCTAATTTTGCATAGCATCAAGTTTTGCTATAATAGCATTAGTATTTGCAGTACCATTATCACGCAGAGACAAAGTATTGCTGTTCATTGTGTTAACCAAGTTGTTAGTCTGATTACATACAGCCAACTGGTTTTCGTAACCCATCTTAGTCAGGTTAAGATTTACACCATCTATAGATCTCTAAGTGGTGCAGCAGCAGTTTGCCAATTCAGAAGCAAGAGATGCATTACCTGAAGTAATAGCATTTATTACTTGCTGACTGGACAACTTAGTATCACAAGCAATCTGATTTACACTAGCATTAATAGTATTCAATGCACTCTATACTGAGTTAAAGTCACAATTCAAAGTATTAGACAAGTTGCTGATAGCTTCTTTATTACCATTGATAGCCTGCATCAACAGACTAGTATTAGCGTCAGTATTCAATTGAGAAGCAAGTTGAGAAGCTTCGCCACCTCTATTACCGAAGCCGTTGCCTCCCCAGCCACCCCAGCAGAAGAAGATCAGGATAATCCAGATCCACCACCATCCGCCGTTACCGCCGAATCCGCCATTGTTATTCATCATAGCCATCAAAGCAGCAGGGTCCATACCTTTATTTGCATTCTGCATTAAAGCAGCCAGACCAGCGTCAAAACCGCGGTCTTGAAGGATAATTTTATCTTCTAACATAATTGATTTTATTTAGGATTGATTTAATTTGATTAATATCTAATATAACGTACAGAACGACCACGTTTAAGTTCATCTTCATAAGGAAACATTCTTTCCTTCTCATAATCCCTTTCATCGTATTCTCTGTCGTATTCTCTACGTCTACCATATGAAGATCTTCCCATTCTCCCACCTCTACGATAGGTTCCATAAGGTTCGTCATCGTCATCATCTTCATCTTCATATTTGCTGTAGTTTCTATCGAAGTATTCCTCTTCTGCATCTCTCAGCTTGTCACACATTACATAAATATAATAGTACCACATCTTACCTTCGTCAATGTCTTTGTCACTTAACCAAGCTTTAGCTAACTCTACGAAATACTTAGAGTTATTAGAACCTGTCATGTTAACAATTACTTTGTAGTAATCTGAGTAAACCATATTCAATGCAACATACCAATCATACTTATTGAACTTGCTATCAAAGCGAATTCCGTATTGATTTGCAAGAGCAGAAGTTTCTTCTACAGACCAATGTTGGCCTCTAGATCCGTCTTCGTTTTCCATCTTACTTACAGCTTTACGTGCATGTTCGTCATCAAAGTGAGGACCATGCTTAGCTTCATAAGCTTTTGTACGGATTATTCTATGCATATTATTATTGATTAATTTTAATATTTTGTTTGATTATTCCGTAACTTCAACTATCCTAGTATCTGTTACTTTAATTAAGTCATTGCTGTTATATATCTGATACTTTCTGATACGATCTTTCTTCCAATCAAAGTGTAAGAACCTCTAGAAGCCATTCTTATACTTATTACGATATTCTTTTTTCTCTTCTACGAACAATACTTGAGAGTTCCTTAAATCTAGTATGGCGGTTAAGATTGAGTCTTTTCTTTCTACTGTGATAGTAGTTAAAGGATTTAGCTTTAAGTCCTCCTTAAAGTCTACTTCTTTAGTTATTATTTTAGTAATAGTATCCTTCATTTCTGTATTGATTACTTGTACCTACTAGAGGTTCTTGTCTTTGATCTTTAATTCTTTCTACACTTCCTTGGCAGTCTAGAGTAAACTATCATTTGAGTTATTTAGATCTACTACCTTCAACTGAAGTGTTCTATTATCGTCTCTTAATCTACTTGTCAAACTCTGGTAATATTCGTAATTATTTGTTACTTGTCCTAGACGTTTATCTAGAACCTATATCTTCTTACTCTAATAAAAACAAAAGGCAGTCAAACCAATTATGATAGTGACTGCCAATTTACTGAGATAACTCTTAATCTCTGATAACATGTTATTCTGTTTTAAATTCTGGTAATATATACTAGATTGCTAGCGCACTAGATCTAGACATTTTTTCTACTAGTTCTACATCTACTTCATTTTCATCGAAGTCATGAATGTAGCCTATTACTATACTTCCAATCCAGTTATTCTTTTCATCTGATAACTTTCGTATAGCAGTAGTATGACAACCGTTACTTGTCATTATAGATTTAATCTTGTTATCCAGATTAGATGATTCAATATCTTTTATGAATAAATAATCTTGGTTTGCTAGTTCTGATACGAAGTTAGCTACTGATTCAATCTTAATATCACATAGAGATTCTCTTACTGAAGATACTCCATACTTCTTTACTTCAAGCGTAGCAGATATGAACATCTCTCTATACAAAGGATGCGGTTGGATTAGGTATACTCTATCCGCTTTGAGGAAGTATAACAACTCCCACAACTCACCATATATAGTAGCGATGCTACCAGCCTTCTTTATGTTGTTCTGATGTTCTTCTTTTCTCCATTTCTCAATCTTATAGTCAGTCATTTTATTTTTAGTATACTGATTATAAGTAAACCAGAGTGCTGCGATAGAAGCTATTCCTGTAAGTATCTGTGGTAAAAACTCTATAAACATTTGAGATATCTTTAAAAAAATTAATCCTAGCGCAAACTTGATGTACTAGGATCTGACAATGAATCTGAAAACTACTTATAAAACGTAGTTATATGTATTAGGTTCTCTTACGTTTACTTGTATTAATGTATTCCAATAGCTCTTTATGTTTTGTCATTTTACTTAAAAGATTCTTACCATTACAATATTTAATCCAACCTATATAACTACAGATTTTCTATTTGTATTCACTCTTACTAAGATCGTCTCTTCTGTTTAATTTACTGATCTTTCTACAGAAGTTCTTCTTAATAGTTTTCCTTAGAAGAACGTGAGTGTGATACACTCTATATCCTACAAAGTTTATTCCTCTAGAATCTACTTTGAATATCTGCCAATTGTCTTTAAACTTTATATTGAGTTTAGTTTCAATGTACTCTTTCATGTCTTTGAACAACTGGCGTAGTTCTTCTTTGTCTTTTCCTAATATTACTATATCGTCTGCGTACCTGAAATAGTATTTTATATGTTTCTCTTCTTTAATCCAGTGATCAAGATATGTAAGATATAAGTTAGCAAAGAATTGTGATAAGTAATTACCGATAGGTACTCCCTATGCAGAATCTATTATTTCATCTAATATAACTAATAGTTTCTTATCTTTTACTTTTCTTCTTATTAGCTATTTTAATATATCATGATCTATTGAAGGATAAAATTTTCTGACATCTAACTTAAGACAGTATTTTGTATTGGCTTCATCTTTCAGTGCGAACTTAACATCTTTCAGAGCTTTATGTATACCACGATTTTTTATACAACTATAAGTTCCTTTAATGAAAGATGATACCCAAATAGGTTCCATAATGTTCATAATAGCATGATGTACTATTCTATCTGGATAGTATGGAAGCTTGAATATTTCTCTTTCTTTAGGTTCATATATCTTGAATATATAATATTCAGAAGTCTTATATTCACCATTTATTAATTTCTTCTGTAGATCTAAAAGTAATTTTTCTCTATTCTTATCAAAATTAATTATTTCAGGTCTATGTTGTTTTTGTTTTCTAGCTCTTTTATCTGCTAGATATAAATTGTCTAAAGTTACTATTTTGTCAAATAAATTATTATATCTTTTCATCTGTAATCCATTACCGAGTTTTCACGAAAAAAAAGTTACTAACACAGTTAATTAGTATGTTATCTTTTACCAAGGGGTAAGGTCTTCCTCTACAGTCTCTTAATTTCTTTATTTGTTTAATTACGGATTCAGTGTACTGACATTAGCATTAGCATTGCTAAGCTCATTGTTAGAATTAACATTGAGTAACCTAGCATTCGTGCTATTACTAGCATTACTGCTTAATGATGAGGAACAACCTATCTATATTTTTAATTAAATTACGGTATATAGATTAACCGAGTACCGACATTAGCAAGAGCATAGCCAAGCCCAGCGTAAGAATCAACATCGAGCAACCCAGCATGCGCGCCATCACCAGCATCACCGCCTATTAATGTTAACCTATCAGTTGTACTATTGTTAGTCCAATTGTAGTCACACCAATAAGTTGTAGTATTACCACCGAATGTTTCATCTATTGGAGGCAATATATCAAATGCTGCATTGTATACTAACTTCTTCTTATAACCTTCAGTAATAGTAGTACTACATTGATAGTCATAATCTGATATATTAGTAGATCCAAATGTACTTAAGTCGGTATTTATATAAACGTCATTTTTATTAGTTTGCGCATTAAAATGTACAAGTGTGTCTATACAATTTTTCCATACATGACCAAATGGATTCTCAATACCTCTATAAGTAGGAACATTATAAGACTTCTGAGTTGCAACACCTTCTGCATCAGTACTATTGACAGTAACAGAAGTTATACCAGTAGAGTTTCCATGTTCGTCTGTACTTCCGCAAGGTATAAAACTCCATGTATCAACTCCATTTACTTTAATATTACCTGCAGTAACTCCATCTCCAAGACCACCTTGATGATAACCTTCTGCAGTTAATTCGGCATTGAAAGCTTTCTAACTGTTGGTACATGCATATTCAACTAAGTAAAGCACAGTAAGTATTCTATGAGCTCTGTAAGTATACATGTTCCAATTCGTAGTACTGGAGTTATTAGCCCTAGCTCTAGATTGCATAGTAGTTCTATTAATGTTTACTACTGGAGTAATAGATCCATTGTTAATAGATTTTAACACATTATCTACATTAGATGCTTCATATGCAGAAATATAGAACTTCTCCACATGTTCAGCTTCTGGAATATGAGGATCTGCTGGATATAAGTTCAAATATACAGTAGTATCATCTCTCATACATTTATACCAGAACTCTGGTATTTCTACCATAGTATTTAATGTCATGTCTCTATCAGTACCATCTTCATACTTGGTTCTATCTGTAGCATTAAGATATTTAACTGTTCCATCAGAAGTAATCGTGCAAGACTTCATCTTAGAATGTATAGGAAGTTCTTTATGCCAAGGCATATACCCGGTTCTAGTCAATAATGTACTCTACGGTTCTATAGGAAAGCTAACTCCATAATAGTTAGTAAATACATTAACATCGCCAAGATATGCAGCTACAATATTTTTATCTCCTAATTTCATATTATTCGTGAATTAAATATAGTGTTTTAGAATCTTTAACAGACAAAGTGTCATATTCTGTCTAAGTCATAGATACTACAGTAGATACTTCATCAGATGTTACACAGTGACTCAAGTCTACTGTTTCAGATAACTTATCCCATTCAGCAGGACTAGCTACAATACATACATAGTTAGCACCAGTATCTGTTAGATTATATACGTCTCCAACTACAGCTGTGGTAGGTAGTGCTTCGAAATTAGCTACAGAACCTTTCACTCTATATACAGATGCTACTTTAGCATCTACTTGTTCCTTAGTATATGCATCCTGAATACCATAACCAGACAAAGTAGTAGCTTTATTTGCTTTATTAGCTAGTTCTTTGTTAATAGATTCAATTAGATCATTATCAGTAATAGTACTCCATTCAGATCCAGTCCATGTTTTAATACATCTACCATATGGATCAGTTTGTAAGTCTATCCAATACTGTACTTCTTTGTGATTGGGGGTTGACTTACTAGGTACGAAATTTATAGTTTCTCTCATAGTTGTTCTTCTTTATTAGTCCATTTATCACTGCTTAACAATTTCTGTAATTCTTCTCCTTCATAGGTAGGATACGGATATACTACTTCCGGAGTTTCATCTTCTTCTGTTAAAGGTAATGTCATTGCTGATGGAAATAGTAATTCATAGTTAGCAACTTTCATGATTACTTCAGTTCCATCTACACTATAACGAAATACTAAATGCATTTCGTCTAGTGTATTTTGTGTTATATCAATCAGCATCTCGGCTGGTACAACAATATATTTCATTCTTGTATAAATATTGGGTTAGTTAAATCAATTATTTCGTCTTTCTCCATTCTGTATTGCCTTCTATTCCTACATACTCATTCAGCTGTTTAATCTTATCATCTGTTGAGATGTTGTCGAAGAGCATGAAGTCGTACAATGCCATATTAGTAAAGTAAGTATTGTGTACTCTGTTTGAACCAATAACAGGAGAAAATTTATTTACCCCTGCACTTAACTCATTTGTAATAGTAATATTATGGGTAATAGCTCTCAATTCCGAAGCCTTAATATTACTATTCAAGATTCCATCAATGTATGTTTGTCCATTGTTTCTCCCTTGATAAGCCGGAATAGGATTGCCATCACTATCTGCCGAACCGTTATAGATAGCAAACTCATTATTATAACCTCTTTGGTCATATAGTAAAGCAGAATTAGAACTATCCCAATTAACTTTCATCAACACCTGCTTACCACCGACCGTAGTAGGAATAGTAACAAAGTCGTCTACACCATCAAGACAGTATGCACCTTCGTATTCAGGAAGAACTTCAATAGTTATATCACAATCGAAAACTACTTCACCTTCTACCATAGGAGTAATAAATATTCCTACCCAAGCATTACGAGTTAAATCTAATAATGCTTCTGTTGGAGTAAACGATTTAGATAATTCGTGAGTGCCATTACCTAAATATACTAATGTTTCTACTGTTGCATCTTCCGTAGCTAAATATCTGTAACCAAATTTACTATTTCCTTCAAGACCTTTAACAGTAACTCTAAAAGCAGGTATTTCTCTTATATTAGTTAATGCTCCGTCTTTTTTAACATAACTAAATAATAAACCAGTACCTGCATTTTTAACCCTAGTTATATGAATTGTAGTACTAGTAACATCAGAAGTATAACTATATACACTTGAAAGGTTTTCCCAAGTCTCATTAGCACCAAACACAACAGGATATCCATTCACCCCACTCATTCCTGCGTAGGCGGAATTATTTATCTTACCATGATTACCATGACCGGATATATCGGGAATGTAGCCGAGTATCTTGTATGAGCTATTAGGCATTCTTAGTCTGCTAGGAGATAGAATACATTTCGGTTCATTGTTGTCAAGTAAGTATTCGGTATCACAGGTAAATACCATAGATTTTTCTACAACATGAGTTGGAGTATTTAAATTATTACCATTTAATTTCGGATTACGAACTATATACAATCCGTCAATAAGATTGTTTTCATAGAAACTTCCGATTCTAGTAATAGTAGAGCCTACTCTAAACTTACCTCCCCAAGATACTTCGTTACCATTTTCATCATTGAATCTCAATAGAACCGGATACGGCTGCACAATGTCCTCGTATCTGATGTACTCGTCAATAGTAATATTTACTTCTTGCGGAGAATCATAATTATATATTGAGCCAATATTAAAAGCCGTATCAACCGCAATACTTCTACTATAACCAATACTTACTCCATTAAATGTAAACTCTGCGGGTTCATCTACATTATTATTTAAATATAGATTAGCTCTAAGATAAGCATCTTTTGGTATATAATCACCTATATTAATTTTCTTTTGATAATTATTTAAGAAAAAATCTAATGATATATATTTGTAATTACTATTAATAACAGGATTGAACAAAACATAGTTTTCATCCTGTTCAATAGTTATACTAATCTTCTGTGGAGATTTATCTTTAAGAACATCGCCAAATATAGTATATCCAATATTATTAGAATTCTTAACAATAGTAATATTTCCTAATTGAGAAGAAACAGCAGATACAAGTTTCTTTGCTTCATTATCGAAAGACATTTGAATAGCAATTCTTCTACCAACAGGTACATAATCTCCTATATTTATTCTCTCCCAAATATCTCCTGTTAATGGAAGCATTGCTGTATAAAATATCTTATAATTATCATTAGCTTTTATAACAGGTCTAAACTCCACCATATTCGGATACAGCGTACCCAGCTTATGCTTCTTCAACTGGCGCTCTATCAAGAACTCGGACATACTATATGGGAAGGACATGAGAGAGTAGATAGCTCCGTT